GTTGCGCCTGCGCAGGCTGTTCCTGAGCCGGTCGTTCAACCAGAGGCCGCTGCGCCCATCCCTGCCCCACCACCTGCGCCAAAAACGGCAAAGCCGCTGCACACATTCACCGGCGACGGACTGGAGTCGTATGTAAGCGTCGGAACCGGCAAGATGGCGGGCAAGTTCAGCGTGTCGCTCAAGGACACGGATGCTGGTCAGTTTGTTCCAACAGTGACGTTTTACCCGACCGAGGACGCGGCCATCAAGTCAGCCAAGGCGGCGGCTGGCATCAAGGATGCTATTGAAATCCAATACACCAGCAGCGGCGTTCCTCTCAAACCAGACACTCCATCTTTCAAGGATGCAATACTCGAAATTGAGAGTTATATCGCTGATGAGCATCTCCAAGACCTGAAGAGCGCGGTTAAGAACCTGACCGGGGCGGTCAGTGCAAGCGCCAAGGCTGCGCTGGCCTATGCCGAGGCCGGGGTTCAGTATCTGGAAAAGAAGGCAGCCGCTGGCCCCAAAGATGGCGACACCAAGCCTGGGGCGGATGGGTCAAACCTCGTATTCAAGAATGGCCGGTGGCACAAGTATGTTGATGCCGATGAACATGGCGAAGTGCCGCCCATCTTGGTGCCTGTCCCTGACGTGCCTGCTTTGAAGGATTATTACGACAAACTGGCGGCAGACGGCCAATGGTCAACGCTGCAAGATTTGCTGCTTCCATCTACTGGACTCAAGCAGTCGGTCAAGGACTACATCAACAGCTTGCTGGCGGGTCAGCCTGCTGCCGCCCAGGACGACTCCGCAGGCCACAAGGCCGCTGTCGCTGCATTCGCTGGTGGGTCGTTCTACCAGAAGGAAGCCCTGAAAAAACTCAAGGCCGAGCACGGCGCTGGCTGGGATGCCATGCACCCGACTCAGCAGCTTGATCTGGCGCAGGCCAAGTACCAGACGCTGCAAGGCGCGGCTTCGCAGGCGGCGGCTGTATCCGGCTGGAAAAAGCACATGCTGGCCGGTCAGGTTCCGACTCCAAGCGAGGTCAAGGCATTCGGGGCGATGGCGGCCAGCGATCCAGCCAAGGCCGGGGCCATCATGGCCGAGGTGCAGAACAAGATCGGCGGCGACAAGCTGGCCGTGCTGGTCACGCAGGCGCACGCCAAAGCGGCCAATGCGCCGGTTGCGCAGCCAGCCAAGGTGTTCGTGACTACCCCGCCTGTGATTACCCCGCCCGTCGCTGCCTCTGTTCCACAGGCTCCAGCATCGCCAAGCCTGGCGGCGGCTGCCCCTGTGAACCAGAGCCTTGAGTCGGTGCTCATGGGGACGGACGACGACAATGCGGCTGATGACATCGCCAGCGCCTACTTGATTGACGCTGGACTCAGCAAGGAGGCTTATGACGAGGTTATTCATGCCTTGGATATGGCTGGATTCTTACCGCTATCGAATAAGTTTGTTGATGCGAAGCTGAAGGCGTACCCGGTGGCTGCTGCGCCTGCTGAAAACACGCCTTACCAGAAGTTCATGAAAACGAATGATGATGTTGCGTTCTTCATTCACTCTTTCGTGTCTCACGGAAAACCAGTTGCCCAAGGTAAATCCATTGATGAGTGGCTTGAGCCTTCCACAATCGCAGCATTCAATGCGCTGCCCCCGGACGAGAAAATGGAGGTTGCGTCGGCCATCTCCTTCTACGGGCCGCACAAACTGAAACTGTTCCAGGACTGGCTTGGCGCGCAGAATGCCAAGGCTGCCGCGCCTGCTGTGGTGGTCGCCTCTGCGCACCTGTACCACAACACTGAGCCTGGTCACAACAAGTTTTGGTCTGTCTCGATTAGTGGCAACCAGATGCAGACCAAGTACGGGTCGATTGGTACGAAAGGCTCCGCGACGATTAAAACTTTTGGATCAAACGTCGAGGCATCAAAAGCCATGGCTGACCTTGTTTCCAAAAAGAAAAAAGCCGGATACTCGTTTGTCACCGGCGGCATTGATCATGAGTACCAGGGTGGCGCGCCTGCTCCGGTCGCTGTTGCGCCAGTGGCCCAGCCCGCGCCTGCTGCCGCGCCTGCTGCCGCGCCTGCCTCAAGCTGGGTGCATGAGCAGTGCGATATTGTTCATGGTGGCTCGCCATCTATAACGCTCACTGCACCGGATGGTCACGAATTGTTCGTGACCTATTCAGCCGGTAACTATAAAGTTGGATCAACAACCCCAAATGGAAACCCTGGCGTTTACGACTACTTCAAGCATCCCGAAGATGCGGCAGCACAGTTGGCGATTCTTTGTGTCGATCATTCTGCACTTGTGGCATCCCCAACGGATAAAGAGATCGCAAAACTAAGCTCTCCTGTTGCTGCTGCACCTGGCCCACAGGACGGCGACACCAAGCAAGGCGTGAACGGCGATACCCTGGTGTTCAAAAATGGGCACTGGCACATGCAGCCAGGGCCGTTCGAGTCCGTGGTCGTGCCCGACTTCGAGGCAATTTCACCGGACAAGTTTGGGCCGCTTTACGCCAACGTCGCCAAAGAACTACAGGCTGCAGTTGTCACTGGTGGGCTTGCCGGGCTTAAAAAACACATCACTTATCACAAATCGGGGCGCATCTCGATTGCGGTAACTAAGCTCAACGTCAAGTTGAGCAATATTGCTGCTGTTCCGCTTTCTGGTACTCCTTTGCAGAAGGCAAGGCACGCGGCCATGCACAAGTTTGTGATGGACTTGACCGCTGCGGCCAAGCAGTTACCCAAGGCTAAGAAGGTCGTGTTCACCACAGCGGCACCGGCCAGCCCGGCAAGCACCACCATCAAACCATCACAGGTCAAATCGGTGGCGGGTAAGCCGCCCATCACGGTGATCGACGGCTGGCAGCATACCGGGCCGCAGAAAGGCTCCAACCCCGGCGGCAAGTTCAAGGACAGCAGCGGCCAGGAGTGGTACTGCAAATTCCCGACTGACACCGACGTGGCAATGAATGAACTGCTGGCGGCCAAGTTCTACGAAATGCTCGGGGTGTCGGTGCCGAGCATCAAGCTGGTGGAACAGGGCGGCAAGGTCGGCATTGCGTCAAAGTGGGTCGATGGCATCAGCAAGGGCACGGCATCGCAACTGGCGCAGGCGCTGGGCGCGCATCATGCGTTCGCGCTGGATGCATGGCTTGGAAATTGGGACGTGGTCGGCATGTCCAACGACAACCTGATGCTCGACAAGTCTGGCGCGGCTGTCCACGTTGATGTTGGTGGTGCTCTGGTGTACCGGGCGCAGGGCGGCAAAAAAGGCGCTGACTTTGGGGACACGGTGCCCGAGCTTGAAACGCTACTCGATGCCAAAAAGAACCCGACTTCGGCGGCGGTGTTCGCTGGCATGACGAAGGACAAGATGTCCTGGGGGCTGGTGCAGCTCAACAAAATGATGCCGTCCCAGATTGAGGAAATGTGCAAGATTAGTGGGCCTGGGTCGGATGCCGACAAGGCCGCGCTTGCCAAGACGCTGATCGCGCGGCGTGCCTTTATCCTGGCGAAGTTCGGCATCGTTGATCAGTGGAGCGGTGCGAAGCAAACGGTCGATGAGTCCAATTTGCCGGTTGATGTGTCGAGCCTGCCGCCTCTGGTTGACTACGCGAATTATTACGGGCCTGGAAAAGGGTTATCGAGTAGTCCTCATTTCAATGCGGCAAACACGGAAGCTCTCAAGGAAATGAATGCCTTGGCTGCGGCTGGAAACCTGACTGCACTAAAGAAGTACCAATTTAATTCGGTTGATAAGGTCACCGGCGCATCGCTTGGGAAATTGCCAATTACAGACAATTTGTCAAAAACGGTAAAAAATCAGTGGGTCGCGTTGTGTGACCTCCTGGCTAGTTCTGCAAAGGCTCCAGCCCTTCAGATGTTGAACTTGCCGTTTTTTGGTGGCGGGACGGCTTCAGAGGTATCCATTAATGCCGGTTATTTCAGCCCTGGCGAGACAATTAAAACCGTGTCTCCCGATAAGCTTGTCGGCTACTGGCTCAAACTAGGCCATGTTGGGGCCAATGCAATTGCCAGCCTCATCCCAGCAAAAACGCTGTACTTCAAGCAAAAAACAGAAAACAAAGCGATTTCTTGGTTCAATGCTGCCTCTGCCAATTTGAAAGGGTGGATTGGTTCTGTCCTTGGTAACGGAGACGTACACAACCACTACTGGTCAGCAGGGTTAACACAAAGCGCCAAAGGTGTCCCGTTGAACAAGTTGACAAATGCGGCGTATTCCGAGGCGGTTGAGCATGAAGAGGGAACGGTCATTAGCCGCTGGATGAGCATGGATTCAGCGATGCAAAGCCAAGTTGAAAAAGAGGGGCCGGGCCTGGTGTTCCAGAACACAGATGGGATGTGCTGCTCAATTTTCAAGAATTGGGGGGATCAGGGCCATTTTGCGAGTAAGGCGTTTCTCAACATCCGTTATGCCGAAGGTGCCAAGGCGCTTGACTCGTATGGAACTGGAAAATACAACGGCAAGAAGGTTGATGCTGATGGTCACCATATATGGGAGCCGAATAAAAATCAGGAAATGGAGGTAACCACATTGATGGGAGCGCGCTTTGTGGTGCTGGGTGTGAAAAAAGGAAACTCAGCAGACCCGAACGGGCTTACACTTGATTTACTGATGCTTCCCCCTCACGCGGGCTTTCTGGCCGAGGTGGATGCGCTGGCGGCGCTGGGCAAATCCCTTGCCTTTGTTCGTTGCGATTTGTTAAAGGGGCTGTCATGGCTAAACTAAAAAAGAACGTCGATGCTCCGGCATCATTCTCCAAAATTCTGAACATCAACTATCTGGGCAGCCCCACGGTTGTAGAGCGTATTCTGGGAGAATTCATCGAGAGCATCGTCGGCTGGATCATGGCGCGAAGTCGCGGCGAACTGCTCCCTGAGCAGATGATCAAGCTGGTGGACATTCGAGGCCGGGAGTTCTCAGCAGTCTTTTCTGGCGACAACAAGGATTATGTTGGGATAGTTGGCTGGAATACACGCCACGGCGGTTTGAGTTCTAAGCTGATGGTTGAACTTGGCACCTATTGGATTACCGAGAGGGTAATCCGTGAAGATGACCCGTACCGTGTGCTGTTCGACTGGCTGCTTTGGTCAACGTTCGAGGCCATGAAGCACGATGACGACATCATCATGCCGATGAAGATGGGCTGGAACATCAAAAACGTCACGCAAATACTGACCGACACGGACAGGAAAAGTTAGCTATGACCGTCCTGCTGGTATCCGAATCCATCGCCAAGTCCCACATCCCTGGCTACACAAAGGCCGACGGCACGGTGGTCAAGCCCAATGAGGACAAACGGGTGAAAGCGGTCAAGCCACCGGCCAAGTGGTCATCTGGCATTGCGCCCAGCGTGAAGGCTCCACAGTACGGCTTTCCAAAAACTCCGGCATCCGTGCCAACAAAAGCGCCACAGTCGTCGTTGTGGGTCGGTCATGGGGGTTCGTCTGGGTCGCTGTTCAGTAGCGCGCCCAAGCCGCAACCGAAGGCTTATCACCCCAAGCCTGGCGACAAAGGCCAACAGGTTCCGATCTACAGCCCGAGCGTAGCGAACGTCGAGGCGCTGGGTGACCCTGGCGCTATTGCCACGATCACGCCTGGGTGCGCCATGCCCGAGTCGCTGAACGGCATCCCGTTCTCTGACTGGACACCGCCCGAGTCGGACGACCAGTGGGACTACGTTGACGGTGTGATGGATGACCTGGTCGAGCCTGCCCTGCACTGCCCCATCGGCAAGCTGCCCGCGTCAGGGCTGATCATTGTGGAGACTGATGGCCGGGTCTGGGTGGTGTCGCCCACGAACAAGTTTGGGGGATACAAAAACACGTTCCCCAAGGGCAAAGTCGAAGATGAAATGACTTTTCAGGCCAACGCGATAAAGGAAGCCTGGGAGGAAGCTGGCATCAAGGCCAACGTCGTGAATTATCTGGGGGATGTGGAGCGCACCACTTCGGTGACTCGCTACTATCTGGCGCGGAGAGTGGCGGGGAACCCTGCGCAGGCCATGACTTGGGAAAGCCAGGCAGTAAGCCTGGTTCCTATTTCAAAGCTCAAGGGCTTTTTGGATGCCAAGGTTGACCATCAGGTCGTGGACTTGCTGGCTGGCTGATTGCGACGTTCCCAATCCCTAAGTTCCAGCAAACTTACTCTGCCGAGATTTGGAATCTTCGACAGATCAACATCTTTTCTTGCGACTACTTCTTCTACGGTTGATAACTCTTCTGCGAGGAGGACTTTCTGTGTTCGTAGTGAAAGGCCAGATTTAACGATTAGTGTTCTTGTTGCAGTGTTCTGGTCGGTCTTGGCTGGCTGATTTACGACTGCCCATTGCCTGAGATCGATCAGGTTTTTCCTGCAAAAGTTCGGGATTTTTATCAGTTTGTCATCTGGTTCTGATAATGCATCTTCGATGTAAATGAATCCTTCAGCAGCAAGGCAATTTATGGTTCTGACTAAAAGACTTGAGTTCCTTATTAAGGTCTTATGTCCTTCAACTTTGTCTGGCTGGCCAACTTTGGCTGGCTGGAATTCTCCGCACCAGTCGTTACCCAAAGTCCAAGGACTTGCGTATGAATTTGCTTCTTCTGCTTCCCTTAACTTTATTGATGGTGGGTAGCGTCTGCAAACTGATTCGGTGCCATTGCCTTCGCTGCATTCGGACGCGATTTTTTTATACCAGAAACGGCACCCATCGCACTGTTCGCCGTTCATGCCGTCACCTCTTTGCTTCGTGGTGTTGCCTTCAGCGGCGGCGGTTCAATCTTGCGCAGCCATGATGCCGCGCAGTCCAGCTCGGTGCCGGTCGCGCCATACTCGGTGATCAGCCCTTCGCCATGGACGCGCCAGATTCGGCCATGCTCGCTGTGCTCTCCCTGGCACTGGCCGACGGTGACCGCCTTGCCGACGTTGGGGCCAGTGGTGCCAAGCACTCCCTTGATGATATGGGCCTTGTCGCCCTGTTTGATTGGCTCTTTCATGGCGGTCATCCGATCAAGCTTTTCTGCTTGCCCTTTGCAGCGCTGACCTGCCCCATGCGGTTCTGGTGGCTGTAGGCCACACCCCAGACCTTTGCGCAGAATGTGTGGTGCTCGTTGTCTGCGATGGAGTCCTTGAAATTGGAATAATCCAATGCCATGATCTGGTCGCTGATGGTCTTGGCCACGACTTCGCGGGGCACCTTGGCGCGGTAGGCGTAGTCGGTGCCGCCACCGAGCTTTTCCTTGGTGCCGGGGAAGGCGCGGGCGATGTCGCCCTTGACGCGGGCGCGGACGGTCAGGGTGTCCTTGTCGTCAGGTTTCTGGACGATGCTGATAAAACTATTTTGAAGGAAGAGCCACATTATTTATTTCTCCATGATCTACCGGCTGAAATGTCGGCAATCGTTGATCTTTTTACACCATATTCATTTGCTATATCTATTTGTCGTTTCTTACCGAGCTTCTCCTTTATTTCAGCTACTTGCTGTTCTGTAAATTGGGCTTTCCAGTGCCCTGTTCTGTTTGGTGAAACCTTTCTTCCCCTCGACCACAAGTCGTCCATGTTGTCTTGTTGGGTTCCCCATCTGAGGTGATCTGGGTTACAGCACGCCGGGTTGTCGCACGAGTGAAGCGCTTGTAATTCAGATGCTCCAACTGAAAAGGTGAGCGCGACTCTGTGTGATGCGTATTTTTTGTTGTCGTAGGTAAATACCCCGTATCCATACGCTTGCTTTGATCCTGTCCATTCCCAGCAATCATCAGGTAAACCTTTTGCAACCCGATCCCACAACGCGCATTCAATCGAGCAATAGCTTTGCGATGTGTGACGCTTGAACAGCGTCCCGCAGTGTGGGCATGGGATAGGCAATGTCTTGCTTCTGACGTGTGCTTTTGCGCATTCTTTGCACCAGCAAGCGTGACCAAGAGACGAGTTGTCTGTATAGAAGTCTGTGCTAGGTTTCTCGATCTTGCACTTGCTGCAAATGTGGGTCAGTTTCATTTGGCACTTGGTTTGTTTGTGATGTACAGATTTTAGTGTGCTGTTGTGGTGAAGTAAAGCGTTATTTCCGATTCAGATCAATAAACGTCACAATGCCAAAAAAGAGGATCATCACAATGTCGTTCGAGTGTGGCTCTCGTTTTTCTCTAGTTACTTCGACCCCGCGTTTTATATGCTGCTTCCAGCAGTGTGGTGCTTCAACCCAGCCGTTGATGATGCCCATTACTCTCATGCTCAATCCCTCCCCACAATGTCGCCGGAGTGCAGCCCGAGCGCCCGGTTGCGCCCACTGACGTGCCAGGTCGTGAACTCCGAGCGGCAGGCGCGCGTGGTGCGGTGCTCGATGTGGCCGGTGGCGGCGAACGTGGCCGGTGGCATGTTGGGTGCGCTGTTGGTTGTCCTGATGCGGTCAACGTGGGCGACGTTGCCGCCTCGCGTGCGGTACTGGCCTGGGCCGTCGATGATGACGGGCAGGTCTGTGAATGCGCCTGTTGGGTGGTGTTTCATGGTGTTATATGGTTCTAGTGCTTGTGGGTGCTGCGTTTTGTGCTATGAATTTGAATCAATGCACTTCGTTTTGTCATCGTCAAAAGTGGTTGTGACCGCTTCAATATCCTCACCAGACTCTTTCATCATGGCTCTGATGTCGCGCATGGCTAATGCAAAGTCAATCCCGCTTTTCTTCGCTTCGATCATTACCTTCATGGTGTTGATCTGGGTTTGCATACGCCGATTAAGTGCGTCAGATATATCAATCTGCTTTTGCAGTTTTGACCTATTTGTTTCTCGGCCCATCGCCACATCAAGCAGTGAGCGGCTAAGGGCTTGGGAGAGATCGTTCGCGGTGACAAGTTCATTCGACATTTTTCATTTCCTTTTTGAGTTGATTGGTTGCTCTTAATAATGTGAGCTGTTCGCGCTTGAGTTCGAGTAGTTCTGGGGTGGCTTGGGAGACGGAGATTCCAATTAGCCTAGCAATGTAGTGGTCTTTCAGCATATTTATTGCTTCTGATGATTTGGTCTTTATGTGATCTATGTTAGCAAGTCCCCATTCTTTTTTGCGTTGTTCTTCGTACTTATCATTTTGATATTTAAATGCTTCATTCGGAATTATGGGATTCCTTGCTCGCCATGCGGCATACTGCCTAGCTTTTGCGGCCTTTAACTTTTCAGGGTTTTCTTCTTTCCACTTAGCAAGTCGTGCCTTTATCTTTTCAGGGTTTTCTTTATAGTTTTTGGCACCGTATGCTTTAATTTTTTCATGGTTTGCTTCGGCCCACTTAAGATATTTGGCTTTATTGCATTGCTTGCAGTAGTAGGCCAGACCATCTTTTGATCTGTTGCTCTTGTGGAACTCCCCCAGCGGCTTAACCACCCCGCACTTGGTGCAAGCCTTGCTGGTTGGGGCGGCGGAGATCAAGCGGGCATCAGCCTCTGTCGGGTCTGGCTCATTCGGGTGTGACTTAAAAAGCAAGCCAACGTACCGGCCACCTTTTTGAAGGTTTCCACCTATCCTGAAAATGTCGCCTTCAGGCGCATAGGATGATGCGTTTTTACGAATACCATCTTGCTCTGTTGGTGTGTAGGCTTTCCATGGGCCTGGGGTGTGTGATTTCTTCATACCATCTCCAGCGCCATGTTGAAGGCTTTTTCTTTGAACTTCGCGCCAGGCCCAAACCAGGCTTTATCCAGCCGGTTGTCTGGCAGGCGACCTTGCTCATGGTCGGTGTATTGGCCGATGGCTTGCACCAGACCCCAGGCGGTGCCGTCGATGGCATCCTGCCCTGCTCCAAGCTGGCCGCCTTTGAAAAGCCCGAGGATGCGCTGATAACCCTTGCTGTTGGTGATCTGTTCCGGGGTGTAGAGCTTGCCGTAGGGTGGCTCGATCAACTCTTGCAATAAGGCATCCATCTCGGTGTCGCTGACCTTGCGGTCGGCCAGCTTGTTGGCGTTGGTCAGGAATTCATCCCAGGATGTCAGGGCGATGCCGAGTTCCCGGCGCACGCTGTCGGCTTTGAACATCGCGCTGTGGGAGATGGTGACCTGGTGGCGACCGTCTTCATTTCTCAGCACTCGCTGGAGGGTGTTGTTGCAAACCACACGCGTGGCGGTCAGCGCGGCGATGGTCGCCATGCTGCCGTCGTAGCTGGTCGCCAGCATCAGGTAGGGGGCCACCAAGTCGTCCTGAATCGGCGCGTTTTCTCCAACCCGGGCCAGTGCCCAGATGCGCTTGCCTTCTTTCAGGCTGCCGACCGTTTCGATCTGAAAGTCGCCCTTTTCGGCCAGTTCCCTAAAAAAACCGAGGATGTGGGCTGGCTGGACGGTGCGGTAATCCTTGCTGACCACCGACAGTGGCCTGCCCGTGTCGCTGCGGTAGAGGACGTGTTTGTCGGGCCAGAATGCGTATTCATCGTTCTTGTCGTTGAAGATCACCTCGGTGCGGACTGCACTCCAGTCGAGGCCGCCTGCTTTGCTCCATTCTTCGATGGACGCGCCTGGGTTGACTGTCTGCCCCATGCCGTGCCAGGGTGTTGCCGATCCTGCGGCGTAGGCCATGCCGACCTTGCCTGTTGTTGTATCGAGTTCGTGTGCCATGGTGTTTCTCTTTCAGTGGTTTGTCAGGGGCGGGATGCCCCTGGCTTGGTTTAGTAAATGGTGGGGGTCGCCGGGAGCGTGATGTTCCCGATGTTCTGGAGGGCGGTTTCGAGGCTGGCCGGGTCGATGTCGAACATCATGTCGGTTTCCTCGATCTTGTAGCCACGAACCATCAGCTTGCCGTTCTCGGTCATCGTGACCTTGATCCGGTTGGTGCCGTCGGCTTTGGGCTTGCAGTCGAATTGCAGGGTGCGTTCGCTGACCGGCTTGCCGTTGGTGGCACCGAGGTCTTTCATCATCTTTTCTCTTAGGTTGGCCGTGATGGCCTTCATGTTTTTCATCATCGTTTTCATGGTGTGTCCTTGGTTGGTTGGTGTGTGCCTGAATCATAAACATGATTTAGTGTGAATGCAAGCAATTAGTGTGAAATTAAAATAAAAAACTTTGAAATGTGAAGTTTTATGTTTGGTTCAAGTTTGCCTTTGTGGCGGCGGTGTGTTAGCGTTCGCCCATGACTTACGACGAATTCAAGCGCCAGGTCGGCAAGGCCGGACTGACCCTCACGGAACTGGCCGACCTGTTGAACATGAACAAGCGGTCGTTGACCAACTACGGCGCTGCTGGTGTGGTGCCTGACAGCCTGGCGGTGATCGTGGTGCTGATGGGGGAAATGGCCGAGGCCAGGCTGGACTTCAAGGCAGCTATTGGCCGGATCGGGTTGACGCGCAAGCGCGAGCGGGGGGCGGGGTTTAAGAGCCGTGGCGAGGTGGTCGAGAAATGATTTGCTCCGGTCGTGACTCTATGGTCACATCACTTAAAACCAATCCCTGCTGGAGCCATTCATGGACAAATTTACCCTTCTCAAATCTCACATTGATGCGTTCACTCGCAAGAACGGCAGCGTCGTGCAGGCGCATGACGACAAACGGGTGGCATCGAAAAAGCGACCCGCTGCTGAATTTGGCGTGCATCACTCTGAACTTAAGCAAGGGGATACCCTTTATGACAAGGATGGGCAAGATGTTGATGAGGTCGAGGGGTTCTCGCGTGGAGTGAATAGTCCAGTTGTTCACGCCAGGGCTGGTTATTCGCACTCCACACACAAAGGCTTTTTGGCCGGGCTGTCCAATAAAAAGCCGTCGTGAAGCAACTCCTTGGCGATCTATCCGCGCTGACCTCGCGCACCAACGCGGCAGAGCAGCGCATCCACGACCGGGCGGTGGAGCGTGACGGCGAAGTGTCGGCCAGGCTCGACCAGTTGCGCCCGACGGCCATGTTCGATGATGCCGTGGCGAAGGAGTACCAGACGCTCGTTATGGAGCGGGCCAAACTGGCGCAGGTTATTGGGCTGGCGAAGCAGCGCATTACGGAGTAACATCCCGCTTGAATGGCGATTCGAGTTCGCCTCGCTTGCCGAGGTTGGGTAAGGAAAAGCAGGTTCGACTCCTGACATCAGTCTGCATCACCAGGCTGTGAGTGGATGGTTCCACGGGCACGACTGACCGGCGTAAGCGGTCACAATCCCTGTCGTGACTGCATCCTTTACGGATGACCTCACTCGACTTTGACTCCATCGGCCAAGTGCCGGAATACGCCCAGCCTGACTACGACTCCTTTTGCAAGGCCGGGCCAATCTCGCAGCTCAACGGTGAGCCGCCAGATTCCTTCGTCAAGGCAAGCGCGCCCACCGAGGCGCAACTCAAGGCTGGCAACTACCCCAAGCGCAAAGTGCCATGGAACGGGATGACCATCAGCATCGAGAACGAGGCCGGGTCGGTACGGCGTGGCGTTGACCCCAATGGCAAGGCTTGGGAAACCAAGATGCTGTTCGCCTACGGCTATTTGCGCATGACCATGGGTGTTGACGGGGACAGCGTCGATGTGTACCTGGGGCCGGTCGAGGATGCGCCCATGGTCTATGTGGTTCACCAGCGCAAGGCTGGCGATTGGGGCCGCTACGACGAGGACAAGGTTTTAGTAAATTTCAGCAGCGAGGCCGATGCGGTGGATGCTTTCCTGCGGCACTATAACGACTTGCGGTTCCTGGGGCCGGTGACGGCCATGCCGGTCGCTGAGTTCGTCGCCAAGGCGCGGGCGACGTTCGACAAACCGGCCATGATCAAATCCCTCGAATCCGGGGGTTTTGACTTCGGCCAGGAAATGCTTGCCAAGTCCGAGCACGGGCCAATCCCTGAAGGTGCCCATTGGATTACCGTAAATAGCGGAGGCGGAAAAGGTCAACCCATCCTGGTCATGCCCCACTCGGACGGTTCCATGCGCGTGATCGGCGGCGCTGGTGGCGCGCTGAACCACCTGAAGTTGCGGTCGGTCAAGACTGGCGAGGGTTACAAGGAGTCCATTGCGGCCAAACAAAAGGAGCGGCAGGAAAAGCAAAAGGCGCAGACCGAGGCCGACAAGGCATCCGGCATACACGGGGCAAAGCAAGAGGAAAAAGGCAAGCTCAAGCTGGAAATGAAAAAGCAGCGCGAGGAATTCGTCAAAACCGTGTCTGAGGCTATGGGCTGGACTGACACCGAGTTCGACGAGTCCAAGATGGAGGGCGCGGGCCTGTCCGACGAGGCTATCCTGAAAGCCAAACGCGAACACGCGGCTGACCTGTTCAAGCGCGCCAAGGATGCCGTGAACGTCAACCGCAAGATGCTACTCAACGACCATGATGCCCTGGCGGCTTCGGGCCTGGGTGACATGCCGCTGCAAGCCAAGGCTGACGACGTGATCTCGGTCGCCGACCTTGACCCGGTGAGCGACAAACCGTCGGGGTTGGGATTTTCAGCCGACTACGGCGACCGGGCGGCAAAGCAGGGGTTGACCCCTGATGTGGTTGAAAAAGAGCTTACAGCCGTCCACGGTGCCCAAAAAGACCCGGCAAAAGCAGAAAAAACGGCTGCTCAGAAGGTTGAGGCCGAGAATATCGGCAAAGAGCTTGATGCTTTCAAATTGTCGAACCCGGAAACCCACAAGCCATCGGTGCGGGTGCTTGAGGATGCGACCAAGGCGGCGGCGCTGGTATTGGCCAGCAAAAAACTCAAGATGGCGGAACAACTTGCGCGCCATGCGAGCATGGAATTGGCCAGCGCCAAAATTGTCGAATCCAAGGCGTATGTGCTGGAGGTGTCGGATGCCGAGGTGGAGGCTGGCGCTAAAAAACAGATGGAGCAGGACATTAAGACCATCGGTGCTGTTGGCCTGCTGTCCGAAATCGACAAGATGGGCGGGGAGGAATCGCTGGGAGGCCACGTCGGGGCCGGGGCTTTCAATTCCCTGAACGCCTTCAGCACGGCGGTTGGCGGCGAGCCGCTGATCGACAGGTCGGTGGTGGACGTGCTCGGGATCAATGCGGCGGCGCAGATACTGGCGCGGCGCATCGCCAGAGATTACCAGGCCGACGACTACGAAGCCATCAAGCAGGGGGTCGAGGATTACCACACTGGCTCGCAGGCTGATAAGCAGGATGCTGCGGTCAGCCAGGCGCAGGCGCTGGCAAAAGCGGCCAGCGATATCGAACTGCCGGACGGCAAGGACGGCTTTGACCTGGCGCACGCCCAGGAACTGAATCACCGGCGGCGAGAGGCGGTCAAGGATGCGAAGCGCATCCTCGGGCAGGCCACGGGCGAACTTCAGGCCAATGCGGCGCTGGTCATGGCGATGCGCCAGGGCGCCAAGGACAAAGTCGAGGTGTCGCTTGGGAAAACCGAGGCCAAGGCGGCGATCACTCAACTGCACGCCCTGGGCCTGAAGTCGGGCGACTACAAACTCGATGACGTGGGCGGCAACTTGGTAGCCACGGTCACCGGAGAGGGGCTTGACCGTCTTGCAAAACCGGTCGATGTGGAAGGACTGAAACAGATCAAGCGCAATCTGGCGATCATCCGGGGCGACATGGACGAGGACGGCTGGCTGCCGCAGGGCTTCGCCAATCGGCCTGACCTGGCGATGCACGTCGAGCCGGGTGTGGCGGTCAAGCTGGCAAAACCGTTTCAACCTGGGTCTGATCTGGCTGCTTCGCTGCGTGATTACGTCGGTGGCCGGGTCGCTGACGGCGGCGCGCTACAGGACATTCTGGCCGACATTCAATCCAGCGACTTCTTTGCCAAGGCTGGCGATCCTGCGGCTTACCGGGCGGCGCTGGACGAGGTGGCTCCACTCAAGGGTGCGGGCGGCAAGATGAAGCCTATCGACTCGCTCAAGGAATCATTCGAGAAAATGGCCGACGACTTCGTGTCATCCAACTACGGGCCGGGCACCAGCGCGCTGCACCGGCAAAACTTCGAGGTCGATAAAAAGTCGGTTGATGCGCTGCACCGGTCGCTGTCTGCAACGCCCGAGGGTGTGGCGGCGTTTAAGCCAATCGGCGACCTGACCCCGCAGGAACGTACCGGCCTGCGCAAGTGGTGGGAATCCAATGTCGGCAAGAAGGACGCGGGCGCTGACGGACTAAAGGCCGACCTGGCCGATACTGAGAAAAACGAGCCAGAGAAATCCTCTATCGATATGTTCGGCGAGGAATCGATCAACCCGGACTGGCACTCGTGGAAGGCCAAGCGCGATGATTTGGCGCAACAGGTCAACGCGGCGGGTCTGGACTGGAACAAGTACGTCGGCATCATGGGTAGTCCAGCCAAGGCCATATCGTCCACTCAGGACTTGGTTCGCTCGCAGGTCGTGTCTGGCTTTGCGGATGCCCACAACAAACTCAATCCGAAGTCGCCACTCAAGGTTGGCAAGACCACGATCCAGGGCGGGCTGAACCATCTTGATGCTGTTGACCCCGAGGCGCGGGCGGCGCGCCAGGCCAAGGAAAAGGAATTGATCGACTCCCTACGCGAGCGCATCAATGGCAAGTACGCCAGCGGGTCGGTGTCGGACAAGATCGAGGCGCAAAAGGAGGCCCAGGCGGCGTTCGAGCAGGCGCAGATGGGGTTCTTCTCGACGGATGACGGCGGCGATATGTTTGGCCCAAGCGACGAGCCGGAAAAGCACGAAACGCCAAAACTCGGGGCCGACGAGCGTTTCTCGCTGGGCCATGCGGCAGAGCAGAAAATCGCCGGGATGATGTCGGTGGTGGGGCAGAACTTCAAGCCGGGCAAGCCGACAAAGTTGTGGAACGTGTCGATGTCCGGGGAAAAGTTCTCGCCACAGCAGCGCGCCATCAAGTTGATGGAGGCCAACAAACGGGTGGTACTCGGTCTAGGCGCGGGTTCAGGCAAGACGAACGTTGCTTTGGGGGCGACGGCGCACCTGATCAAGACCGGGAAAATCAAGCGGGCGCTGCATCTGGTGCCCAGCATTGTGCAAGACCAGTATGGTGCCGAGGCCTCGCGTTCCCTGGAGGCGGGCCAGTTCAAGTGGCATTGCCAGCCGGGGGCTTCGCAGGCCGAGCGCATCGCGGGTTACAAGGATGCCAGCAACCACTTCAATGTGGTTACGCACGAATCATTCCGGGCAGATATGCTGCACATGGGTGCCCAGCACGCTGGGATAAGCGAGGATGCGATGAATGAGCAGGTCGCGGCCATGAGCCAAGATGACCGCAAGGCATGGGCTAAGTCTGTCATGGAAAAGGAGGGCATGGACTTCGGAGCCACGTTTGTGGACGAGGCGCACCAGATGCTCAACCGGGCCGGGAAGGAGAATTCTGCCCGTGCCAACGTGATTGATGCCGTGACGGAAAACACCCCGTACCTGGCGAATATGAGCGGGGACACGGTGAAAAATGATTCATGTTTGCATCCTAACTCGGTGATATTCGATCCAGTTCGGAGCGTGTCTGCAACGGTGCAGGATTGGGCATGTTCTGGGATTGGGCCATTCGTCTATGCGCTTGATGTTGATACCAGCAATGTGCATGTGGTCGAGGCATCCATACCGTTTATCAAGTCAGAAAATAGGCCAATGTTTGAGGTGGCAGTCGGAAATCTCATAATCACGGTTGCTGCTGATCACAGATTTCTAACTCCTGATGGCTGGATGCACTTGTCTGATCTTTCTGTTGGCTCTGAGATTGCCGTTTCGCCTTCATTGCCCTTGACATTGCCTCGCCAGCCTTCTTTCCCCAATCAGGATTCAATGCGTGAGCTTTCCGCATTGCCTCTGCCGATGCCATGTTCTGCTCTTGGGTTCTTGGCTTCCGATTCTTCGCGGCATCTTTCATCTTTTGAATCGTTTCTGGAGAAAACACACGCCCGGTCATCAGAACCCGCATCTTTTCCCTATGCTCAGGAGAATGCGGTTTATTCACCTTCCCTTTTGTTGCCTCAGATAGCCTCTTGCGAGATTCCTCAGACCACTTCCATCCGGTGTGATGATGGTGAATGTGATCGCCATTGCTTGAAAGCAATTCAAGGTTATCAGGGTGATTGTTCGACTTGTCACCATCAATGTGATGAACAACCTCTTTTGGGTCTAGTGGGCGGCCAAGAATATTCGACATCACAAGCCTGTGTTCGCGGATTTTCCCTTGACGGTTTGCATTCGGGTGGTTCTTTGCCAATACATAGACGTAACCATCAGGAGCAACATGACGGCCACCTTTCCAACTGTGATGTTCTTCACCCATGTTTGACCCAAAACGCCAGCCGCGCTTCGTGTTGTACGGGATCGAGTTACGAATGCAGTAATTGCGCACTGTTCCGTAACTCACGCCGAGATCATCTCCCATCTGTTCAAGGGTTCTGCCCTGCTGAACCCATACTTCAATGTCAGAACGATGCGAATCAAGAAGCTCTCGAATCGCCCGCATCTTCTTTGTCATGCCATCTCTCATGGAACGTCCTTTATAACAAGATAACCGCAATCATAAAGCAAGACGCAGCAGATATTTACGACCTGACGGTGCCTATTTTCCATAACTATTTGGCGCATGGGATTTGGCATCACAACAGTGAAATTCATTCTGTCTTGGAGAAAATGGACAGGTCGCGCTACCCCGACCGGGCGGCGTTCATGCGTTCCTATGGCGGCGACACCCTGGCGGCAAAGGCCGGACTCAAGCGCGAAATGGCGCGCTACGGCATCAGCAACACCATCACTCCGGACGTGAAGGCTGACTATCAGAATATCACCGTGCCGCTGTCTGACCACCAAAAAGAGGCGATAGGCGGCATCGACAAGACCATGGCGCGCCTGGCTGCGGCAAAGGCATCGGGCAAGGTGGATGTGGAATCAGCCAAAGCTCTCAGCCCGTCATCGTTTGAAGGCGTGCCAGACGACCAGCATGAGGCTATTGCCAAGGGCATCGCCGAGTCGGCTGGCATCATGAAGGAGTCGGCTGTCAAGCGGGTGATCAATTCATCCGAGAAAGGCAACTCCAAGATCGACAAGATGCTGGAACTGGCCGACAAGCACAAGGGCCAGCCCGGCGTGGTGTTTGCGCACAACCGGGCGGCTGTGGCGCAGATCATCAAGGCGCTGGAGGCCAAAGGCCACAAGGTGACCAGCATCACGGGAGGCGACTCAGCAAAGGACAAGGCGAAAAAGCGGGCGCTGTTCCAGCCCGAGGCGGGCGATGCCAAGGCGGACATCATGGTGTGCTCGGACGCGGGGGCTGTCGGCCAAAATTTGCAGCGCGGAACTTGGCTCTGCCAGCATGACGTTCCGGATACTGCCATGGCCCACGGCCAACGCAGTGCGCGAATCCACCGCCTCGGGCAAAAAAACGACGTGTCGGTGTACACCCTGGCATCCGATCACAAATCCGAGCGCACGGCGCTGCGCAGGCTTCAAAAGAAATACGCCCTGCGCGAGATGATGCTTGACCCGATGGGGGGGCTTGATGACACAGGCATCGCTGGCGCAATCAGCAAGCGGATGCTGGATAAGCAGCAGGGTTCGATGTTTTAACTTGCCACGGTCGTGACCTTATGGTCACATCAGTTTAATCTCAAAATTTACCGGAGTTCCTGATGGATCAAGACAAGTTCGACCTGCTGAAGTCTCACATTGACGCGTTCACTCGCAAGGATGGCGCTGTCGTCGCGGCGCATGACAACAAGGTTGTGAAAAAAGCGAAAAAAGAGCCAGCACCACCGGCCAGTGAGGAGGATATTGAAAAGACCAAGCAGGTGCTTATTGCTGGCTTGACAAATCGTGGCGCGGTTGACAACCCGCTATCCGAGCAGAAGCTCGATGCATGCGCGAGGTATCTGCATGGCAAATCGTCCGTTGATCCCATTAAGGTGTCGAATGCCACGGGGGTTTCTATTGGCATGGCGCAACGACTTCGCAAGATGCAGCTTGACGAGTTTAAGGCGAATGGACTCGGGGTCACGCAGACACAATCGCAGCGGATTAACGCATTCCTGTCACAAAAGCATTGATGAAGCACCTCCTTGGCGATCTATCCGCGCTGCTTTGTCGTTTCTGGAGGTCGTGACAGCATTCTTGCGTCATGCAAGACCCCAGCTTCATCACCCTAGATGCCGATTTGTTCAAGGCGACCCCCGTCGCGGATGGTGCTGACCGCTTCATTTATTTTGAAGCATCCAACGAGGGCATCGACCGCCAAGGCGAGCGTGTCCTGGCAAAAGCCCTGGCCGAGTCGGCCTCGCTCTATCTCCAGAATGGCAATGTTGACATTGACCACTTGAGCCTGCTGCGGCGCGGCACCAAGGAAGGCGTGGAGGCTGAGATTGGTTTCCCTGTCGCGGTGGACATCGGCGATGCCCGGTCGTTCGTCAAGGCGCAGCTTTTCAGCGGCACCGGTGACCTGGCACGCAATGCCAACATGGTCTGGTCGTCCCTGACCGAACTCTCCCCCCCGAAACGCTGGTATCCGTCAATCGGCGGTTCTACCCTGGCGAAGTCGCAGGAAGTTGATCCGGCGACCAACCGGGCCGTGACCGTCATTCAGAAGGTGCGCTGGACAAACGTCGCGCTGGCTTCTGCCCAGATCAATCAGCACATCGGCACCGTCAGCACGGCACCGGTGGGAACCTTTTGCAAATCCATGGGCTGCTTTGTCCTTGGCAAGGCGCTGGAGGCCAGTTACAGCACCGACTCAGCCTCACTCACGGGCGGTGGTGCCATGCGCCGACAGTCGCTTGACGACGAGCCTTATACGCAGGAAGAGGTCACAGAGCACCTCTCGCGCAACCTGCGGCGCACAAAAAACAAGCAGGCGCTGGCCGGTCGTGACAGTAATTTTGCAGACATCAAGATTTTGAAGTCGCTCGCAGATTTCACCTCCGCATCAATGGGGATCACCCCGGCAAATGCCCTGGCGATGGCAGCGAGATTTTTAGCAGATTTGAAAAGGAAAACTCCATGAGTTCTGAGTTCGAGAAACTGGCCGCCGAGCTTGAATTGCTGGCGAAAGCACAACCCGCCACGCAAGAAGACAAAGTTCTTGCTGCTGCCAAAGAGGCCGGGGTCGATACCGACCAGGTCGGCGAAAAGCCCGAGGATGAAGACGACGAGGAACCCCTTGACGATCTGGAAGACGAGGGCGATGAAGTCCTGGGCAAGTCCTACAGCGCAACGGATGCGGCTGGCCAGACGGTAAAAGCCTATGACGCGACAGAACTGATCAAGTCGATGTACGAGCGCATCGCGGGCGTTGAGTCAACGCTACAGGCTGACAACGCGAACCTGTCCAAGTCGCTGAATGCGATGGTGGATATGTTCAAGTCGCAAGACGATCAGATCGAATCCCTGAAAAAAACCATTGTCAACTTGAGTAAGCAGGGCGCTGGTCGCCGGGCCATGCTCACGGTGAACGAAAAGCCAGAAGCCTCGATGGTCAAGTCTGCCCCAGCCATGAACACCGAAACCTTCATGATGAAGGCGAACGCGGCATTCAACTCTGGCCGTATCTCCGGCAAAGACCTGACTGTGTGCGATGTATCCCTGCGCCACGGCGAGGCCATTGATGCGGGCCTGTTGAATCGAATCTTTGAGTCCTGAACCATTTCAGGTCTTTCACAAATTTAAACTTTAGGAAAATCCAATGAACCCTCAAGAACTTATGGCCCAATTTGCCGGTATGCAACCCGGTGGTGCCCCCGTGCTCGGTGGCTCGACCGGCGGCGCGCTGGGCGATGCTCAAGAACTGCAAAAGGCTTTGACAGCCAGCAACTACCAGACCGACGTGTCCACCCTTACCGGTGGTGGTGCCATGGGCATCCAGTCGCTCGATACGGCCATGAAGACCGTGGTGCAGGAAGAGCAGCATTTTGTGCTGTTCAAAAAGCTGCAATCCACCAACGCAACCAATATCGTTGACGAGTACACCCGTCAAAACAGCATCGGTGGCGTGCTCGGTGGCTCCACCAACACCCAGATGGGTGTGGTCAAGGCTGCCCAGGGCGACTACAGCCGTGAAGTCGGCATGGTCAAGTTCCTGATGACCCTGCGTCAAGTCGGTTACGTCCTGAATATCGGCAAAAACATGGTTGAACCCATGGCGGTTGAAGAGCGCAATGGTGCCCTGCAACTGCTGACTGATGCTGAGTACCTGCTGTTCAACGGCAATGCTGCTGCATCCCCCAGCCAGTTCGACGGCATCTTCACCCAGATCGATGCGGCCATTGCTGCCGGTAAATGCGGTTCTGACCACGTCATCGACCTGCAAGGCACCAAGCTCGACACCATTGAGCCGTTTACCCGCCTTCAGTCTGCGATTCAAGATTACGGAAATTGGGGCCGCATCACAGAGACGTTCCTGCCCACAGCCGTGCAGACCGACTTGAACATGGGCCTTGACCCGGCTTTCCGCTGGAATGCCCAGCCTAATGCCGTGTCCACCCTGGGCGCGCACGTTGAGGGCATCCGTCTGACTGAAGGCGTTCTCAAGACCAACATCGACACCTTCCTGCACCATGGCGAGTTCCCGATGGCTAAACCGATTGAGGTCACGTGGCCTGCTACTGCCACAGCCAATGCTGCATTCAAGCCGGTGTCGATCACTGCTGATGCGGCAACGTCAGATGCGGCCAGCCAGTTCACCGCAGCGCGCGCTGGCAATTACTACTACGCAGTCGCCGGTGTGGGCGGAAATGGCGAAGGCTTGACCGCCATCACCAAGTCAACCCAGACCGCTGTGGCATCCGGCAAAAAGGTAACCCTGACGATCACTGCGTCTGCTTCTGCGACCGAGACTGGCTATGCGATCTTCCGTTCACGCCAGGACGGTACAAACGACACGGCTGACTTCCGGCTGGTGAAGATCATCCCCAAGGGTGGGGCCACGACCACCTACACCGACCTGAATCGCGATATTCCCGGTACTGTGACAGTGCCGTGTCTGAATATGGCAGCTTCGAGTGATGCGATTGGCTGGCGGCAATTCCAGCCGATGACCAAGATTCCCCTGCCGTTTGGTATCGGTGGGGTTCCGGTGAATTCTTGGTTCCAGTTCCTGTTTGGCTACCTCCGGGTCACAAAACCGAAGCACCACGGGTACATCAAGAACGTGCTCCCAGCAAAAGCTGTATGGCGGCCACACACCACGGTGTAACCCGGCGGTGAATCATCAGGGGGGCAGTGCCTCCCTGTTTCTTTCAAAGGATCAAGGAAATGAAAAAATGGCAAAAGTAACCTGCACCAGGCCCAACGCCAGCGAGTGCATCAACGGCATTGATTTCCAGCGCCAGGAAGACGGCAGCGTGGTGGCCACGGGCATAAGCCCTGAAGCCGCTGCTGCCTTCGTTGATTTTGAAGGCTACAAAGTAGAAGACGAGGCTCCCAAGGAAACCGTTCAAAAAGGCAAAGCAAAGCCCGAACCCGTCGTTTAACTTCTCTCTAAATTGTGTCCTTGAAAAACCCGCCACTGTGCGGGTTTTTTTGTGTCGTGACGGCACGATGGCATCATGCGATTCAATCAACTACAGCCCATCGGGTGCGGCAACGCTGTAAGGCTCATCGTGCAGCCAGCGGCGGGCGAGACGCGCTGGCGCATCCTGCGCAAGGAAACCAACGACATCAGCGGTGCCTTTGACCCGGCGGCCTACCTGGTGCATGACGGCAGCGAGCGGTTCCTGACTGATGCGCGGCTGCTCGTCAACGGAACGCCTTACCACTACGCCATATTTGACGAGGCATCTGCGGGTGTCTGGCGGCCTGGTACTGTTGCTGCGGTCACGCCAGCATCAACCTTTGCCGACCTTGGTGTCGATGCCCAGGAGCTTGTGCGCGAGCGCATCGATGTCACGCTGCACGCCATGATCCAGCGCGGGCTGATCACACTCAGCAGCCAGACCGTCCCGGTCATGTCCATTCCTTTTTACACACAGGGCGGTTCTTTCCCGGTCGTGACAGTCTTATTTGGCAATAGCCAGGCGGTAGCGCATGGCCTTGGCGACCAAGTGGCGCAGGACGCATTTGATGGAGACCAGTGGGTCGAATCACAAGGGTGGCTTGAGAGCACCTCTCTGGAGGTTTCGGTCTGGTCACTCAATGCCGAAGAGCGCAACACCTTGCGGCGGGCGCTTAAGGCGGTGATTGCGGCAAATCTGGGCATTTTGGAAGAACAGGGGCTAAACATGGTCGAGGTGCAGTCGGTGCAGGACTCGGAGGACATGCAGTCCATGAGCGCGCCGATTTACCAGACCGTGATGCGCCTTGGCTTCCAGCAGGCGGTCGCGGTGACCCAGGGGTATGGATTTTTTACTGATGTGTTATCTACTTTAGGAGATTATTAAATGGCAATTTATGACAGCACTGACGACACGTCAGTATCAGGGCCAACGGTCACAACTGTAAATGCGTTGACGACCTCGGCACCTTTGGAAGCATCGTCAATGACGCTCGATGAATTTTGTTATTTGCTTGCCAACAAAAAAATCAACACGGCAATGCTTGGTGGATTTCATTATTCGCAGACAAAGGCTGGCAAAAACAAGGCAACTGAAACTGAATTTAACTCGGCATTCATTGCCTTTTCCAGCAAACCCGTTTAATAGGAGAATCTCATGCCAGTATTTTTTAATGGTCGCTCGTACGTCACTCCGGCTGTTATGTCGGTCGTTGATGACTCGAAAATGTACAACCGTGGCCTGTCGGTTGGCAACAATATCGCACTGATTGGCGCAGCAGAAGGCGGCGATCCAGACGAGGTCATGGTATTTGGGTCTGCCGTGGATGCAAAAAATAAATTGCTCAACGGTGATCTGTTGCGTGGTGTTGAGCTTGCTTTCAATGCATCACAGCAAAGCCCTGGGCCAGCCAAAGTTTACGCGGTTCGTGTGGGTAGCAAGAAGACGGCATCACCCCCGTCAAAATCAACCAGGATTTTCGTTGACTCGGAGGGTGTCGATACGATCTTATTGACATCCATGAATTACGGAGCAAGCCAGAATAAAATTACCGTTGGATTCACACCAGTGAATTATACGGAAACTATTGGCGGCGTTGTATATGATTTGAAATCATATACTGTCGCTACTTCTCTGCGATTGCCGAATTCAAAAGGTGTACTAACAACATATGGCGCAAGAATCACACAATCGGCTGGAAAAGTATTCACTATTCAATATAGCGGCACCGGCGATGGTTTGATTACAATAAATAACCAAAGTGTTATTCTTACGCTGAATTCGGTAGTTACAGAGCTTGACCTGAATATATACAAGACAGTTAAGTTGTTGAAAGACAGACTTACCACAATAACAGGTATTGTTGTCGCGGGTGTTGGTTCTGTTGATACCAAGGAGGCACTTAATGGCCTTGATGGTGTCACCAGCCAAGACATCAAAACTGGCAAGTTCATGGTAACCAGAACGCTCCAGCAGCTTGTTGACTGGTTCAATGGGAGCACCGAGAGCCTTGTCGTCGCAGAACGGTTGCCAAATGCAACGCTACTTCCGGTGAAACACACCACTCTAGCCATGACTGGCGGTGCAGACGGCACAGCCACAATGGATGACTGGAGCTATGCTTTTGAAACACTCGAAACGTCTGATGTGCAGTGGATTGTGCCGTTGTCTGGTGCCCCTGAAATTCATGCCATGGCAAGTGCTCATGTGTCGTATATGTCGGACGTCAGCCGTCAGGAACGCCGGGCGATTTGCGGAACTACTTCTGGTACAAGCGACGAACTTGCGCTTGAATATGCAAAGGACATCAACAGCGACCGGGTATCTCTCACGCATCTCGGGGTTTATAACTACAACGATGTCGGGGCTTTGGTGTTGTTTGAGCCGTATTTTGCCGCAGTCATGATTACATCGGCTTTTGCCGGTTTAAATCCTGGCACGCCAATGACCAACAAATCCCTGAAGATCAGCGGAGTAGAGCGCAAGTTGCGCAACCCGGCAGACACCGATGCTCTCATCTCTGGTGGTGTGCTTTGCATCGCAGACACGCCAATCGGTTACAAGGTTGTCCAATCGGTCAGCACATGGTTGCTCAACGAAAACTACAACCGCATCGAGGTATCGGTCGGTTTGGCGATGGACTTCGTCGTGCGCAATGTTCGCAATGTGCTTGAAGACATCAAAGGCAGGAAAAATGACCCGTTGACGCTGGGCATGGCTATGTCTCGCGTGGATACTGTACTGCGCGAACTGTCAAAACCTGAACCTACTGGCCCTGGTGTACTGGCAGGAGACGCAGACAACCCGCCTTATGCTGGCCTACAGGCTATTCAGGAGGGCGACATTTTGCGCATCGAGTTCCAGTGCAGCCCGGTGATCCCCGTCAATTACATCCCTGTAACGGTGTATGCAAAACCGTACTCAGGCGGATCAAACGCCCTGATTGGCTAAACCTTTCCAAGTCTTCTCAGATTAAAAAGCGCCCGGTTCTCCGGGCGCTTTTGTTTTGTGTCTTCCCGGTCGTGACATAAGTATTGGAAGTCATTGCAACTCTTATGAGAAAAAAATGGCTTCTACCAACATCAAAGTCCGGTCAGGCAACCGCACGGTCGTCATGTTTGACGGCAAGCAAGTCGGTCTTGTCCAGTCGGTTCGTAGTTCAGATTCGTACCAGCTTGAGGCTGCATCAGGGTTGGGCGACATTCATGTCCAGGAATATGTGCCCACCACGGCGCAGCACACCATCTCTGTGCAGCAACTCGTTCTCTACACCGGATCATTGCGTCAGCTCGGAATTTCCCTCGAAAACGGCGACGATGCACTCAAAGGGACGATCTTCGATATCGTCACCATGGACAAGAGCGGTGAGATTCTGCGTAAGTACAGCGGGTGCAGCTACGACTCCGGCGACCTCGAAATCAGCGCCCACAAGATCATCAGTGCAAGCTGCCAGTTCAAGGCACTGGACGTTATTGGTAAGGCCGCGTAATGGCTCGCACTGCTGCACCTGGAGACTTCCAGGTAACCGTGGAAGGCTTGGGGGTCTTCACCTTCGGGCGGCGCACCATGCGCGACGAGTTTGCCGTGGCGGCTGAATACTCGCGTCTGACCGAGGGGGTTCAGACCCCGACCGACTTCCTGCACTGGTATGGCCGTTTTTACGCCACGATCAAAACGCTCCTGGTGTCTGCTCCGGCGGGCTGGGACATTGAGAAACTCGACCCCAACGAGGATGCTTCCTACACGCAAATGAGAAACGTCTTTGACGCTCTGCGCGTGCAGGAGGCTGATTTTCGATCAAAACCTTGAGACTGATGCCAAGCAAGCTGCCCGCGATGCGGTGGGCACGGTTCGCTTTTGGTTTCGCAAAAAGTACAACCTGACCCCGAATGATGATCGCTATCTCGACATGACCGAGATGGCGATGCTCACCGAGTATTGGACGCACTATTACTACGAAACGCCAAAGCATGAATGGGAATGCGATACCGATGACTTTGAGCAAGAGCAGGCCGCCATGGATGCGGAAATGGGCATACCGCCGGAAGATGATTTTGAGGACATAAGCCATGGCTGAATCACTGAATATCAAGGTCGATGCCAAGGCCGCGCAGTCGGCGATGGACGGGGCGACGGATGCTGCCGAAGACTTGGGCAAAGGTCTTGATGCAGTCGTTGATGCTGCCGAAGACTTGGGCAAAGGTCTTGATGCAGTCGTTGATGCGGCGGTCGATGCCGACAAGGCGATTGATGAGCTTGGCAAAACGGCGGCAGATGCCACAGAGGACATTGAAGACCTTGCCAAATCGCTCAACGACTTTTTGAAAAGCCGGGGGCAAGCGGCTGGAAAGACTCCGCGCCTGCTTGACCCGACAGCCGACAAGGCTGCGTTGCAGGAAATGCTGCAACTGTGGCAGGAACTGCTCAAGATGCCGTCCCGGATGCGCGACGAGGTCAACAATGCGCATCGCGGCGGGCCAAAGCCGAGCACGCCATCGCGGGTCAATCTGGCGGGTATATCGGCCACACAAACGGGCCAGCAGCAGGCGATGGAGCGTTTCCTGCTGCGCCTGTTGAATCACCACGGCGCAGCAGGGAAAATTCCATTCAACATTGGCCTGACCGAATCGGAGCTAATGGGCCGACAGGATCATGGCGGCGGCGGTGGCGGTTCCGGTCAGCCGCCTCCACCAAGGAAGCCAAGAGAGCCACGGAATCCAAAAGAGCCAGACTCCCCAGGCTCCAGGGCGCTAAAAGTCCTGGGCTTTGGCGCGCGCCAGCTTGCCCCTCTGGGCGGCGGCGCTGGTGCTGCGCTGGGCCAGGCTGGTGCCATGGGTGCCGAGGGGCTGGCCGGACGGGGCATTGGCGGCGCGATTGCCGGGGCAGGCATGGGTGGCCTGGTAGCGGGCGGCGCGGCGGCGTTGCTGGGCTATGGCTTGTTCAAAGCTGCAAGCGGTCTAAACGACGGTGTTGACCGCACCAAGGTCGAGGCGACCGACATCGACAAGTTCCGGCGGGCGCTGGATGGCACCTCTGTCAGCTTTGACAAGTTGCGCGATCAGAGCCGCGAGATTGGCGATGCGTTTCACTTGACCTATGCCGAGTCGCGCAAGCTCACGACCGAGTTTGCCCAAATTGCCAAGACAAACGTCAACGCTGTTGACCAGGCATCCGAGGGCGTGGGCCTGGCGCAAGCGTTTGGTGTCAATGAGGCGCAGGGTTCTGGCTTCATGGCAAACTTGCGAAAAGACAAATCGATTGGCGATACCAAAAAAGAGGCCAGGGTTTTCGCCATCCAGTTTGCCGAGGCACTCAAGCGCACCGGTTCAACGCTCAACGCCAGCGACCTGATGCACGCTGTGCAAGGTTTTAGCGAGTCCACGGCCAACCGCAGCATGACCGCGCCCAATGCCGAGGGCTTTGCCGGGATGCTGTCTGCAATGGTTGGCCGTGGCGGGCCGGGGCAGACTGTTGCCAACATGGCCGACGTGCTCAAGCGCATGGATGCCGCATTCCAGGGCGGTGGGCATGCCGGGCAGGCCAGTGCCAACGCGCAATTCCTGGCGCTGGGTGGCAATCGGGTCGGTCTGCTGGGCGTGCAGGCGCTGGAGGCTGGCGGCATCTTCTCGAATGAAAAGAAATCACTCGGTAATCGCGATCTTGAACTGAACCGGTTCCTGCGCGGCAAAGACGGCAATGGCAAGGATTTGTCCAGTTTTCAGGATGAGACGACAAATCTTGAAAAGATGATCGAGTTCTATGAAAAGAGCGGCGCATCAAAACACGCTCAGATTCAGGCATTCAATCGGGCATACGGACTCAATCCCAATGCTGGGGCCACCTTATTCAACCTGAAGGGCGAGGGCAAGCTCCGGGAAACAACCGGCCTGATGGATCAGTATCAAGGGTTGGAGCCTGAAAAGCTGTCAGGCACCGGTTATCGCGGCATGTCCGACATTGCCGCTGCCAAAGGCGACTTCAGCAAGTTGCGGATGTTGCGCGACCAGTACGGCAATCGCAGCGACTTGAGTGCTGATCAAAGTGCGCAGTTGAAGGCGATGGACGCAATCACCGGCAAGAACAAGGCAAGCGACTTGCAGGATGCTCTGGTCAAGTTCGCGGCTGGCCTGGATCGGGAACAAACGTCAGGGATGAAGATTGAGAAAAATACATCTGACATTGCAAACGCCACGGATCGTATTGCAACCGGCACGGTTGATTTATTGAAAGCATCTATTCTTGCCAACTCGTTTCTGGCTGCACTGGTGACAAAAATAGCCCCAGATTCAACGGCTGCCAAGGCTGAAAAGGCGCGGCTTGACTCGATAGAGCTTGAGAAAATCAAAACGTTGCGCAACGACAAAATGGATCGGGTTCTGTATGGCGACTCGAATGCCGAGGATAGACGCGATGTAAACGCAGACTTTGTGGCGCGAATGCGCAACACAAATGCAAATTCTCCTGAGAGGCTGGCAATTGCTACCGATCAGTACCGGGCGCTTGGGAAAAAAGCATCAATGCCGAAAGGCATGGAAGATTCGTTTTTACCGGGCGCTTTGGATGCGATGCGCAAAAGTGTAGATGCCGAGCCGCCCGTGGAGAAAAAGCCAAGGCCAGCCAAGCCTGGGGATACTCCTGCCGCGATGGTCACATCAGGCATCAGGCGCAAAACGGCAGCCGAAATGACCTCAGTCCCGTTTGAGTCCACAACGCAAGGGGGCCGTGGCACGACCGCTGGTGGTGACCCGAGGCTGGCTTTCAGGACTGCGCAGGGTGGTGGTGCCATAGAGCTAACGCCTGAAATACTGGAATATCTTTCTGAAACTGATAGGCAGATGAAAGAGATTGATCCAACATGGAAAGACGGTACAGCGCAAGCACAGATTGAAGTAGAGAGTAAGAATAACCCAAATGCTATTAGTCCAAAAGGGGCAGTCGGACTAGCTCAAATCCTGCCGAGTACCCAGGCAAATCTGGAAAAAGATGCATCGCGTAAGTTTGATGCCAGAAATCCAATGGATAGCCTTACGATGCAGCGAATGGTGCTACTCCAGAACATTAAACAATTTGGCACGGGTGATCGAGCATTGGACGCATTCAATGGTGGTTGGACGCCATCAAAATGGCCCAAAATGCAAGAAACAAGGGAATACAGACCAAAAATCGAAGCCGCCAGACAAGAGATAGCTGCTGCGTCCATTCCAGCACCAGCACCAGCACCAGCACCAGTGCCAGCACCAGCACCAGCACCAGCACCAGTGCCAGTGCCAGCACCAGCACCAGTGCCAGTGCCAGCACCAGCACCAGCACCAGCACCAGTGCCAGCACCAGCACCAGCACCAGTGCCCGTTCAAAAGCCTGAGCCTGTCACCAAAATTCCGACTTCTTTTCTAAGTGCCCAAGACCGTGCGCCAGTGCCGACACCAATCAAGGAACGCACCCAAAATCATTTGGAATCAATGCGCGCCCCAATGCTTAATCTCCCTGAAAGCCACTACCAGCAAGCCAAATCACAGCAGCAGATCAACGTATCCATCGCACCGCTGCAAATATCGGGCGAATTCTTCGCGCGCGGCGGCGAGGGCAGCGGCCTGGAGTTCTCCCAGGTCAACCACCGAAGTGTCGCCCTCGCGCGGGCCACTGGGACGATAGCCGCATGATCCCCGTCCACTCCCCCAAGATCAGCGTCATCCTTATCAAGACGGTTAACCTGATCAACGTCCCGAATTCTTCTGGTGTCAACGCCAAAAACGCGATCATCGACCTGACCCCTTACCTCAACGAGGGCAGCTCTGTCACGGCGCACAAATCGGTCAATAGCCCCAACAACGGATTCACCATCCGGTTGGGCGACCAGTTGATCAGGAATTACGGCACGTCCATCTATACCGCAGTCGAGCCGATGGATGTCATCCTGATTCGCATGACCGGCAAATACGATCCGGTCAAAAAAACCCATGAGCCGCAGCTCGTCATTCGCGGCGTTGTTACTGACACCAGCCAGTCCGAATCGATTGGTGAAGGCGGTAAGCCGTCCCGGATTGTCACCATCACCGGCGGCGACTACGGCTGCTTCCTGCGCATGTTCCGCATCAACTTCCTGCACGGGACGGGAACGGCGGGGCTGCTGGCCGGAATCGCTAAAACGTATATGGAAACGATGTTCGGCATCCCTTTCCTGACCCTGCCAGCGGGCACCTTTGTGGCGGCGCTGACCACACGGGCGATCAACGACTTTATCGGGAAAATCGATAACCCAGCACTCCCATCCTTCTTGGTCAATTTGGAAGGTGCCGACCCCGACGACTATGTTTTCCCGCAAGGCATCCAGGCCAACCCGGACGGCACCATGTGGAGCCACTTGCAAAAGCACGGCAACCTGGGGCCGTTCTACGAGTTGCTGATCGATGACGACGAGGACAAAATCGCGCCAACGCTGCGCTACCGCAAGCCGCCCTATAAAAACCTGGCCGGGGAACTGATTTCTGACGCGACTGGCATTGTCGAATCGTTCCGGGTCAGCCCGCAGGAAATCACCGCAATCCAGCGCAGCCGGTCTGAGCACGACGTGGCGAACTTCTACATGGTTCACTCTGGGCCGGGTGAGTACCTGTCAGCCATTGACACCACTCGAAATATGCTCACGGAGCATAGCTCGCAGATGAAAACCACCGACTACCAAAACAGCCTTGAGAGTCTGTACGGCTTTCGGATGATGGACGTGACCACCGAGCACGGCAGCCTGCTGACGCAGTCCATCCCCGGCCAAAAAAAGGCAGAGTTTGAAAAGGGCAGTACTGACCACACTGAGTACATCCTGAAACAAATCAAATATCTACAAGACTGCAATGTCGATAACGTGGTCTTTGAGTCAGGCTCCATCAACTGCAAGGGCAGCCCGGAGTACAAGCCTGGCCGGTACTGCGAGATTGATTTTGGCAATGGCAACAAATCATCCTGCTACGTCACCAGCGTTGTGCATAACTTTGTCCCATTCCGGGGCTACACCTGCACGCTGCAATTTATCCGAGGCACCGGATTTGTGAACTTCACGCTCGCCCAATCGGGCTACTTTTACGGCAAAGGCGTTTACTGATGAGCGATCTCTACATGGGCCGGGTGGTCAAAGTCCACCAGCACGACCATTCTCTCGACATCCAGTTGACCTACGATGGCTCCCAGCTTACCGGTGTGCCGCTGCTGGCCCCCACCATGACCACCTCGTCTGGCAATGTGGACATGCATCACCCAGAGGACAACGATTGGGACAAAGCGGGCAGCCCGACACGCGACGTTTACGTCATCGTGGCGCGCACCAGCAATGGCTACATCGCGCTGGGCTTCATGGCTCCACAGGTCAACCAGATGGCCTTTGACCGGAAAAACTTCAAGGTGTCCAGGCACGCATCCGACGTGTACTCGACCATCGATGACAACGGCAATATCGAGGTGGCACATCCGTCGGGTACCTGCATTCGGATTGCCACCAGCCCGGCGCATGAAAACCTGTCCGAGCAGGACTTTGACAAGCTGTGGGCGATCACGCGCAACACCACAAAAGCCGTTTGGGTATCGGTCACGGTCGCCAATGCGGGAAGCGTCAAGGCCACATTGCAAATTTCACCTGCTGGCGACTTTACCCTCAGCACCACGGGCACCGCGACCGTGACGGCAGCATCCTTGACCATCAATGCGCCCACCACCATCAATGGCGGGTTAACGGTCAACGGCGGCGGTCTGACCCACAACGGTGTCAATGTGGGGTCAACCCACACCCACGGCGGCGTGAATGTTGGCGATTCAAGGACATCCTCTCCAAGTTAAATCGCCGGTCGTGACTGCCAAATATGGGAATGGCAACGCAGCAATCAATATCGGCATCTACGCAATTCGAGAACACCTTTGAAAGTGTTCTTGTTGCTGTCGAAATGGGTGATCTGGCGGGTTCGTCCATTGCGTCCCTAAGCAGCGAATCCTCAACCTCCTATCTGGCTAACTCTGAAGATGCACTGAGCGCCACACTGGTCACGCTGGACGTTGGTGGCCCATCATCATTCGCAATCGCTTATGCCGATGATTCGGTTGATTCCCTGGCGGTTACTGCCGAGGTTACTGGCGTGGTGGGGCCACAGGGGCCGACTGGCTCGGTTGGGCCGCCTGGTTCCCCTGGTGCTAGTGGCGAGGCAGGGGCTAACGGCCAGCCAGGGCCGATTGGGCCACCTGGACAAAGAGGCCCGAATGGACTTGTTGGCGCTACTGGCCCCACCGGGCCGAGAGGGGCAGCAGGGGCGACTGGCCCTATTGGTTTAACGGGTGAAGTCGGGCCGACGGGTGTTGCTGGGCCAGCCGGTAGCGCGTACATCACATCTATTGAATCTACGAACGGAACAGCTTTTCGTGTTGGGGAGCAGCGCTTTACGCAGTTAATTGCTCGCGTTTTTCTCAATGGGGAGGATGTTACTGACGCAACACCGGAAGGGTGGTTCAGGTGGCGCAGGATTTCAAGTGCGCAAAGGGAACCTCCTTATGACGATCAATCATGGAATAGTTTGTATTGCGCAGGGTACAAGCGAATATCTGTCAGCGTGGACGATATTGAATCTAAAGCAACATTTTTCTGCGACATCATCAGTAATTAAAGAAAGTTCATCATGCCTACTCTTGTCTCAACCGGACAAATCACCATTGTCGATACCAATGATGCGCGTCCAATCACCTCGTCCTTGACCTCTAATCTTGGCACCCAGCAGATTTACAGCAAAGACAACGACACCATCACCTTCACCCCGTCATGGTTCACCGCAAACGCCAACACCGGGGTCTGGCTGACAGCAAAGTCTCACGTTGGCACAGTGGGCGGTTCAACCGACATCACCCCGATCTTGAGCAACCGTAAATTTGCTCTGACCCTGGGCGGTGCCGCGCTCACCTCGGCGAGCACCTACACATCGTTTGTCAACGACTCAGGCGTGGTTCAGTCAACACCATTCAGCATCACCCATGACGGATCAGGCTCTGTCATGAAAATCCATGGTAACTTGCTGGAATCCGTCGCTGTTTTCGTTGTCTATTTTGAAGGCGATTACACCGATCCGGCGACCGGGCTGGTGTCGCACGTCATTGCACAAATAACGCTCAACACACTAAAAACTGGAACCAATGCGGTTTACATCCTCACACGCGGGAATGAAACGATTGAACAGGCAACCGGAACCATCAAATCAGTAACAGCCATATCAGCCGACCTCATTCGCTCCAGCGGCGTTGACGCCACCAATCTGTCCTACAAGTGGTACACCGACGATGGTTCTGCCCAGGTCAGCACCTCTTACTCCGGATACGCCACAAAGTTTGGACTCAAGACGGTGGCATCTGGTGTACCACCATCGGATGTCGGAGAGCTTGGGGTCAATATCCCGACATCTGGTGCGGGCAATGCCCACAACACGCTCGTTATCAGCGAGACCGCAGTGGTGGGTATGGAAGTATTCCGGGTAGACATCACCGATTCAGCGGATGCAAAAACCTACTCCCAATACTTCACAATCTATGACGTGTCGGACAAATACGACATTAAAATGACCTCAAGTTCTGGCGATAAACTGCAAAATGGGATAGGGAACACAACCCTGACACCCTCCGTTTACTACGGAGCAGCCAAGGTAACGAACCTGACCGGCTGGAGCTTCACCTACTATTTTTACGACAAAGACGGCAAGCGCGCGGCGTTTGTTGACACCGCCAAAATAGCCACAGCAGGCGGCGCACCGGTCACGGCAAATACCACCGGGGCCAGTGCCACCATCAATTACACGGGCACCTCCTACGCTTTTGCAGCGGGCGATATTGTCAAGGTCGTAAAAGCCAACGGCGATGCGTTCTATTACGAGGTGGCATCAAGCACTACCAACGTGGTAACGATTCGCGCGCCCAGCACAAACGTCTGGCTGACTTTTACCAACTACCCGGCTCCGTCTGCCGGAACGGACTTTGTGGGTGGCAAGCTCTACGGCTGCACTGCGCAAGGCATTCGCACTGTAGCGGTAACCCCTTGGGTTATCACTGTGACCGGCGACGAGATTGATGTCAAAGGCAACATCGTGGTGGAAGCTAATCGTCCGTAATACCAAAAATGCATAGCCTTGTCGCCACTGGTCAAGTCACCATCATTGATGCCAATGACGGCCTGCACGTCAGGCTGTCAAATCAATCCCACGTTGTGCCCACCGATGCCAGTGGCGCGAATGGTAACTTCACGGGGTGCGACACAACACTGAGCGTCTATCTTGGCGACAGCGACGTATCTGCACTTTGGACAGTGGCAACAGCAACCTCTGGCGGGATTACTGGTTCGCTTTCTGGCAATACATACACAGTCACAGCTTTATCGCAAGACACTGGTTATGTCGATCTGACGGCATCAAAACCGGGGGCCAGCAGCCTGACATCTCGGTTTGTTATCAGTAAAGCCAAAACCGGCATACGCGGCTCTGTTACCCGTTACATCCCGTCAACGCCGGTCGTTCAATTTCCAGGGCCATTTCAGGTCATCATCCAGACCTGGAGCGATGCCGCCGCCAGCGCATCTGTGCCAGACGGCATCCCCGTTGAAGGCGACACAGTAACCGCCTCGGACGGCAGCACCTTCGTGCTGACAAAAACCTGGGCATCAGGCGCATGGACGGCCCCCGGAACGGTCATTGACGGCAACCTGATCGTTACCAACTCAATCACCGCAGCAAAAATCAATACCCGTGGACTTGATATCAAAGACACGGCGGGCAACGTCCGAATCAAACTAGACAGCAACGGGCAACTCGTCACTTATGACAAAAATGGAAGCCCGCGCATCAGCCTGACATCAGGCGGAAACCTCGTTTTAGAGGGTGATATTTACGTCAAAGGCAACAATGTCCTGTCGGGCGAAGGCAACACCTACTTGCAAATCAACGGCGGGCGCAATGTTGACATTGATGATGGCGCAAGGCTCACCCTGTATGCCCAATACCACGCAACCCGTTCCGGCGATGCCGTAATGACCTCTATGGTGTCTGGGGGCGAGCATTCATACTTTGCACTGGGTAGCCCGGTATCAGATGCAGCGTACAAAGACCGAATTCTCCTTGACGTAGCCAACCACGGCATATTTGAGGTCGTAGCGTCCGACACTACACACACCGGGAAAATAACAGCAGCCAGCACTGTGCAGGCCACGCAGCTTATCTCCACCGTCGCCACCGGCGCAGCCCCTCTCACAGTAGCCTCAACGACAGTGGTTGCGAACCTCAATGCAGACCTGCTTGACGGCCAGCACGCCAGCGCGTTTGCTTCTGATGCTGACTTATTAGCCATCCCATTGGATGGCGGCAATTTTTAACCCTTTAACCCTTTAACTTTTGGAATCATTATGGCAAACAAAATCCGCATCAAACGCAGGCTCACAGGAGGTGGCGCAGGCGCACCGGCATCTATGGCAAATGCCGAGTTGGCATTTAACGAGCAGTCAAAAATTCTCTATTACGGTTTAGGCGGGGATGAATTTGGCACAGGCACAAACGCGCTGGCAATTGCCGGAGAAGGTGCGTTTACACCGGTAGCGCACGTAGGGTCAGGTGGCACACAACACGCCGATGTTATTGCCGCCGGAGCATCCGGCTTTATGTCTGGCACAGATAAAACCAAGCTCAACGGCATCGCCACAGGGGCCAACGCCTACACGCACCCCAACCACAGCGGCCACGTTACAAGCACCGGCGACGGCGCGACCGCGATTGCTACCGGCGTTGTCAGCAATGCCCATTTAGTCACCGTGGCCACACAGACATTTAAGGCTCGCACCTCTGCTGGAACGGGCGCGCCTGAAGACCTGACCGTCGCGCAAGCCTTGACGCTGTTGGGCGTGTCCTCTGGTGCTGCTGCATTAACCAGCGCAGCGACCACCGCGCTGGGCGTATCGGCTGTAGGTGTGGCCACTGTGGCCTCCAGGGGGGATCACGTTCACGCCATGCCCACGCTTAATGCGCTCAACCTGCCAGTTGGTGCTGTGGCGATGAATAACCAGCGCATCACGGGGCTGGCTACACCTATTGCATCTACTGATGCGGCAACAATGGGCTATGTGGACACCATCGCCCAGGGGCTAGACCCTAAAGGCTCGGTGCGTGTTGTCACCACCGCAGCAGGCACGCTGGCTACCAGCTTTGCCAATGGACAGGTCATCGACGGCGTGACGCTGGCTACCGGGAACCGCATCCTGATCAAAAACCAGGCCGCCCCAGCAGAAAACGGCATCTACACAGTCAACGCAACAGGTGTGCCCACCCGTGCGCTAGATGCTAATACCTGGGCGAAGTTTCCAGCAGCTTATGTGTTTGCTGAAGAGGGCACCGTCAACAACGATATGGGCTTTGTCTGCACCGTCAGCGCATCTGGCACACTGGGCACTACAGGCATTACGTTCCAGCAATTCAGCGGAGCAGGACAAATATCGGCAGGCACCGGGCTTGCCAAAAACGGCAACACCTTGAGCTTGGGTACGGCCACGGCAGGCGTACTCGGGGGCGTGATGGTCGGCACAAACCTGTCCATTGCCGCAGGCGTGTTATCCGCCAATGCGGTTAATCTGGCAGAGGGCACAAAGACCACCACGACCGTGCCCATTACATCGAGCACCGGCACAGGCGCTACATTAAGTGCAGCGACCACCGGCCTTGCTGGTGTGATGACCGCAGCAGATAAAACCAAGCTCGACGGCATAGCAACATCAGCTACCAACTACACACACCCTGCCAATCATCCTCCGGCTATCATCACGCAAGATGCCAGCAATCGCTTTGTGACGGATGCCGAAAAGTCCACATGGTCGGCCAAGGCCAACACCGCAGCGCCCACGTTTACGGGGCTTGTGACCATCAACAAAAGTGGTGCTGTAACAACGCTCAATGATTCTGCTGCTGCTCTGCATATTTGCGGCATGGACAGCAATTCAAATCGGATTGTCTTCGATTGTTACTCCACAGCCGCAGAAACAGCTAATTTGGCATTCAGAAAAGCCGAGGGCACCTCCGTAGCGCCGACGGCTTTGTCTGTAGATAGTTGTTCAGGAACAATGTCGTTTCAGGGCTATTCGAGTTCGTTGGCTTACAGGGTCGTGGCAAGTATCTCGTGCCTCAGCAACGAAGCCCTGACGGACGCTACCGCAGGCACACGGATGGAGTTTCGGGTGCGAGGAAATGGCGAAAGTGCAAGCACGTCGATCAATACAGTCACAAGAATGGCGCTGCACGGCAACAAGCTAACGCCCACTGTTGACAATTACATGGCGCTTGGTGAAGTGGCAAAACGCTGGGCATCGCTGTACTGTGCCATTGTGGTGGCTACAACCGTGGGGCCAAGCACTTCGCAACAACACACCTTGCCCGCAGTCACATCGGGCACCGTGGTCATTGATACGGCAACGCAGACACTTAGCAACAAAACACTGGTAGCGCCAGCTTTGGGGACACCCGCATCAGGCAATCTGGCAAACTGCGCATTCCCCACGCTCAATCAAAACAGCACAGGTACTGCGTCAAACATCACAGGCATCGCCTCTATCGCGTGCGGTGGCCTGGGCGTATCCACCAGCGGTTATTTGGATGGCAGTATCCTGAAAAAATCAGGCACCTCTTATGTTGCAGCTACTGCTGGCACGGACTTTTTGAACAACGCCAGCACCCTTGACGGCGGGACATTCTAAACATGGCAAATCTATTGCTGCATAAGCATTCTGCCACCACGGGGGTGGTGCCAGCCGCTGCGGCCATCTCGCCCAGGGAGCTGGCGATCAACAGCACAGACGGCAGACTGTTTACCAAAACAGCAGCGGGCGTGGTTGTTGAGTTCGCCCGCAAAGATGCTGTACCATCTGGTTCTGGTACTTGTAGTGGCACCAACACTGGCGATCAAACTACTATTACTGGCAATGCTGGCACCGCTACTGTCCTTTCAACAACCAGAGCTAATTACAAAGGTGTAACAGATGGAGTAGTTGCAGGGCAGTTAATGTGGAAAAACTATGGAAATAGCCACACGCTGTTTGATGCCTCTGCTGGGACTTCTCCAACCGGAACTACTGTAGATAGGTTTACTCCAAACTTTCCAGTTCAGTATGACACTGTTGCAAATAGTTGGGGGCAAGCTATTGTTTTGATGGGTTGGAGCGGTTCTAACACCTACGGCGTTAAGGTAGACTGGTCTAGATACGCTAATAGCGCAGGTGCTGCAGCTACTGCAACCACAGCCACTAATCACTACGGCGGAAGTGGCTCTTATATTGCGTCTAGCGTATCCGGTACAGGTTATGATAAGGCTATTCAAATTCGTGAAGCTACACTGGCAGGTGCCGCTGGAGGTGCTATTGCTTATGCTCCAAGATTAGCTTTTCACTGGAGTGGTAAGGTCGCTTCTAGTATTGCAATGGAAGTTAGTGGAAGAATTGCAATATATAATAATCCTGGCACTGGATATGAGAATTTCATTGCAAAGAATATTACAGGCAATACATTTGCTTCTACAGTATCTACAGGTACAGCACCATTAGCAGTTGCATCAACTACCTTAGTAACTAACCTCAATGCTGGTCTATTAGACGGTATAGATTCTACTGGATTTATGCTAGCGCCTGTAGTAATCAATCAATCAGCAGCTGCTTATACGGGTGTTGCAACTAAGGGTATGACTATTATTTTAGCCAATACCACTAGCAATACTATAACTGTTACATTGCCTACTGCTGTAGGAAATACTGCGATATATAAGATAAAGAAGACTGCTGCAAGTAATACTCTGAATATAAATACAACATCAGCACAGACTATAGATGGAAGTACAACAATAGCGATTGTTAGACAGTATGAAGCCATCAGTTTAGTTTCCGATAACGCTAACTGGAATATTATTTAATGGCTTATACACCCTCAAATCCAAACGGTCAGAATACTATGGCGAATTCTTCGCCAGTAGCTATTGCTTCTAATCAATCTAGTATCCCTGTAAGTGGTACATTCTGGCAGGCTACGCAGCCTGTTAGTGGCGCATTTTATCAAGCCACACAGCCGGTATCTATAGCTTCAGTACCGACACATGGCGTAACCGGTACATTCTGGCAGGCAACACAGCCAGTATCCAATGCTGGCACGTTTGCTGTTCAAGCTGCTCAGTCCGGCACTTGGAATATCGGGTCAATTACTACATTGCCTGCATTACCGGCTGGTAGTAATAACATCGGTGATGTCGATGTGCTGTCAGTTGTCCCTGGGATTGGAGCCACTAATTTAGGTAAACAAACTGATTCCGCAGCAGGTGGGACGGATACCGGTGTAGCTATCCTTGCAATTAGAGATGACGCGCTAACTACGTTAACCCCTGCTGATGGCGATTACACAAGGTTCCGAGTTAACTCTATTGGTAGATTGTGGGCATCAGCCACAATTGATACTGCATTACCGGCTGGCGCTAATGCAATTGGCTCTATCACCAATACCACATTTGCATCTACGCAGTCTGGTACATGGACGGTACAGCCTGGAAACACTGTAAATACTACACCTTGGCTAACTACTGAGGTGCCAAATGGTGCAGTAGCTAATGCGCTAACAAACGCAACAACTACTGCGTATGCTTCTAGTTTGATTATTAAAGCTTCTGCCGGTGTGCTGTATATGGTAAATGGGTTTAATTCAAAAGCTACTAGCCAATTTATCCAAATTCATGATTCAGCCACAGTACCAGCCGATGCTGCAGCCCCGAAGATAACATTCTATGTCGCTGCTCTTAGTAATTTCTCCTTAGACTTAGGCGAGTATGGTAGATATTTTGCAGCGGGTATCGTAATAGCAAATTCATCAACTGGCCCTACTAAGACCCTAGGTGCAGCTGACTGCTGGTTTGATACACAGTATAAATAGGAATCAATATGGGATTAAATACCTCACCCAATGTGTCTAGTATAGGCAATCTGTCAGGAGCATTTAGCTCAACAGGGACAGGTAGTGTTGTTCTTAATACTAATCCTTCATTTAGCAATGAAGCTATTGCTATTACAACCAATAATCTTCCATCTATTAGCCATATATTAAATTTAGACTTTGCTAATTCGCAATCAATTGACCCGCGCATCACATTCACTCGTGCCAGCATCGCTACTAGATGTAATAAAAAAGGATTTATTGAGACAGTGCCCTCGGGTGTTGCGCGCATTGATTTTGATCCGGTAACACTTGAATGCAACGGACTTTTAATTGAATCAGCAAGTACGAACTTGTTTTCATACTCAGAACAATTTGATAATTCATACTGGACAAAAAGGTCTGCTTCAACAATAACCCCAAACGCAATAACGGCCCCTGATGGTACGTTAACGGCTGACAAACACGTAAGTACAGATACAGCAACAAACGCCACATACATTGGCCGAGTGGGTTCGTTCGGAGCAGATAATACCGTGTACTGCGCTTCGTGGTTTGTAAAAAGAGGAACACAGTCAACAGGCAGACTACTGCTGTACTCCCGGCTTGGTGTTAGCTCGTATGCCTCTGTGTCATTTGACTATGATACCAGACTAATTATAGGCATCACAAATAATGGTAGTGTTGCCGGGACTACCGCTGGAATGGTATCTGTTGGCAACGGTTGGTTTCGTGTGTGGGCAGCCTCAAACATGCTTACTGGCAGCGACACGACAGGCGCTCGCATCGTTCCTGCCTATTGGGGAACCCCTGCATCTATCGGGTCGGAATATGGCTATGTGTGGGGTGGAATGCTTGAAGCTGGCGTTACTACTCCAAGCTCGTACATCCCAACAACCACAGCCCAAGTAACCCGCAACGCTGATGCTGTCAGCATCACGGGCACCAATTTCAGCGACTGGTTCAACACATCAGGTGGCACCTTCTATGCGTTGGCAAATGTGACCTCCGGGGCTAACGTGCTCACAGCGAACACCGCAATCATCACTTCTACTGCCAGCACAACTACCGGCTACACAGTGACCTACAGCAGTACCAATGCAGCCACTGCACTGACTCTTGGGGCGGGAGCGTATATGCGCATAGCCTACTACCCTAAAGCCCTGTCTGCGGCCAACCTGCAAGCTCTCACCACAACGTAAAACATCATGTCAAATCTCATCGGAAAATCACCTAACCAAGTGCCTGTTAACGGTTTATTGGGTCGCATGGCCTTTCAAGACCCGAGTGCGCTTGTCATCGAACCCACCGCCAGCGCCACACCGACACAACCCGGAAACATGGTTTTTCAGCTCACATCCAACTCCTCCCTGGTGATCAAGGTCATGGGCAGTGATGGCGTGATTCGTTCAAACACACTAACCCTGGCATAACCCCATGCGTCAAGCAATACTTGAGTGAGACGCGGCATCAACCGCTTGAAATGTAATTAAAAAGGATTTTGGCATGGCAATCAAAGCCGGTAGGCAACTCACATTCACCCTGGCGCTAAAGTCAGGCCAAGAAATCATCACTGTCCCGGACAACGCCACAGTCACAGCGCGTCTGTATTCGGCGGACGGGGTAACCCCTTTGTCCAGTGTCATCCCGATGCTCTCGACGGCGATTGGCGCGAACTGGAGCCTTGGTGTGGTGGTGGCAGACATTCCGGCGCTTGAGACAACCCTGGTGACAGCGCCTCAATGCGCCATCGTCGTGGTTGTCACTATTGGCGGGGCATCGCGCAACTGGATCACTTACGTCGAGGTCGATGCATCCTCAACCGACGAGAGTGCTTTGTTCCAGCGCGCGGTATCGGTCAGCCGGTTCCGGGCCGAGCGACTGCGCAACGTCCAGCCCTACTTGGGCGGCAGTGTCTCGGACGACTATATCTGGGCAAAGTTGCTTGCGGCAGAGTCCGATGCGCAGCGCGAACTGCACGTTTTCCTGCGACCGACGGTGCTGTTCCCGAATGACCCGACGCAGGCCGAGATTGATGCGCTTGCTGGCGCGCCCTGGGCGGTTGATCCTGGGTACGACTACGAGCAGGACATGATTCAGCCTGGCGGCTGGACGTTCCTGAAGCTGCGCCAGAGGCCGGTCATCACCCTGGAGTCGATCAAATATGCTTACCCGTCGGTCGGGGCCATCTTCTCAGTTCCTGAAAAGTGGATCAAGATCGACAAGAAGTATGGTCATATCCGTTTTTTCCCGGCTGGCAATGGATTCAATACGCCGGTTGGCGGGGTGATGATTGGGGCCATGGGGATGCAGGGCGTGCCGCAGTTCATCGAGGTGCGCTACACGGCGGGGCTTAAAAATGCCGCAGCGGACTACCCAGACCTGCTTGATGTTGTGCAGCGCATTGCTGCCCTGCGCATGATGAACGATGCCATGCTGTCGGCATCCACCTCGATCAGTGCCGATGGTCTGAGTCAAAGCAAAAGTGCCCCAGACCTCGACAAGCTTCAGGCCGGGGTGGACAAGCTGCTCGATACGCTGCGCCAGCGCATCCACGGCGTTCCTCTGATGGTGCTCTGATGCAACTCGATCCTAACGCCTTCAATGGCCTCTTAAATTTTGTAGGCCAGAATTTCGCATGGCGAAAATCGTATGTCTGCCCCTGTGTCAACCCGGCCACCAACTCCCCCAAGCCAGACTGCCCGCATTGCCACGGCAAGGGTTTTCTATGGACAACGGCGGTGACCGGAATTGCTGGAGTCCCGAGCCAAAAAGTGCAGCGCGAGTTCGCCAAGTTCGGCCAGTGGGAAAGTGGCGACATGATGCTGACTGTTGGTAGCGACTCTCCCCTCTACGCTATGGGCGAGCGCGACCGGGTGATGCAGTTGAACGGCGACGATCCGTTTTCGATCAACCTGCGTCATGGCTTCAACGACCGACTGCCCTGGACGGCCAAGAAGATTGACCGGGTATTCTGGATTGCTGGTGCTGCCCTGGTTGAGGGCGGCATCCCGGCGCAGCAGCCAGACGGCAGACTGCTGTTCACCACGGGTGCGCCACCGTCCGGTGCGGCCTACTCGGTGACCGGCAAAAAGTACAGCGAGTTTTTCGTCTTTCAGGATTTCCCGGCTGACCGGGGTCACCACTTCGGTGCCAAGCTGCCGCTGCGGGTGCAGTTGAGACGATTTGATTTGTTTGGCAGGTAATGGCAAGCTACAACGTTTCCTTCGATGCCGCGTCCCTGATCAAGGGGCTGAACCTCCAGCTTGAGACGGCCATCAAGCAGGCGGTTCAGACCACGGCCATGACCGCCTATACGGCCTGGAAGGAAGTCATCAACCAGACCCCCGGCCTATGGACACCGATAAAAGACCGGTACGCGGCCAGCATCAATATCAAGTTTGACCCGGACGGCATGGGGGCGCGCATCTACTCTGATGACCCGATGGCTACGCCGATTGAGACTGGCATCCCGTCGCGCGACATGAAAAGGATGCTCGACACCTCGCTGAAGACGCGGGTTGTCAAGAATGGCAAGAACGCTGGCAAGCGTTACATGATTATTCCATTCAGGGTTCAGACTCCTGGCGCAATCGCACTCGGAAGCGATATGCCGATGTCGGTTTACAAGCAGGTGGTAAATCGGGATAACTTTCAGGCCAGCAGCGTCAAATCGATTTCGTTCCGAAACAATCAGGTTGGGGCTTACAACCCAAAAACTCAACAGCTAAACCGCGTTGCGGCAAGAAATTACAACTGGGGTTCGCGTCTGGACACTTCTGGGATGAATGGCTTGTCCGATCAACAAAAGCGCAGGTTAAACGGAATGGTGGCGTTCAGGACAAACCTGCCCGGGGCCACGCAATCTTCAAAATACATGACCTTCAGGGTAATGATGGAGGGTTCTTCTGGTTGGATTGCACCAGCGCAGCCCGGTCGCTACATTGTCAAGATGGTATCTGAAAAAGCGCAAGCCTTGCTTAAGGACGAGGTTTCTGCCGCAATCGCAAGCGTCTCCGGATTGTGATCTGCAATCTCTTGGGCAGTTGCAAACCTCCAATAGTGGCCACGATGGGTTTTCCACTTGCCGTTGCAGACTCCGGATATGCTTGGTTGTGAGAATCCGGATCGCTCTGCGTCAAATGAAGAGCCAAAAACACGGATCGAGCCGTCGTCAATTTTTGTCGCAATAACTGGCTTGCTTCTATGGTGCGAAAACCCAGTCTTGCCAAATGAATGATTCTTCTCGCCTACTTGGGCCTCGCCAATTTTCCTTTTCCTCTCGTCAGAACACGGGCCACGCTTCTTCCCTCGCTGAAGTTCGGCGATAAGGAGTCTCGTTTTGTCTGTATGCCTCTTGCCTGTCTTTGAGATTGACATCAGTTTTTTTGTCTCATCACTGTGCTTCAGCCCGAGTGCTGTCTTTTCTGGGTCTTTTGCAATATTGAAGCTATTTTCTTTTCCTGCAAATCTATCAAGCCATGGCCGCTCTCTATCACCAAGCTCCCAAGTTTCACAGCGTTCCACAACTTCAAACGTAAAGCATTCTTTGCCATATTTGGTATATGCACGCTGCATTTTCTGGTTGTAGTGATCACCTCTTCTGAGTGCCCCGAAGTGCTCCTGCCGCCTGCGTGTGCAATCGCACGATTGGCCCGCATAAAACACCTTATCCCCATTGGGCTTTGTGCAAGTGATCAGGTAAATTCAGCATGTTTTGTTCATGCCGCCACAGTGCTGTAACGACCAGATTAAAGTCACGGCGGCCATTGCCAGCGTGTCGTGACCACATCATGGCCGGATGATTGATCACGGAACCTACCTCGGCAAGGCCATCAAGCCCAGCCACGAACACGATATTTGGCTCCCTTTTGATTCGCCCTACCTGGCCGATCTGGTCGAGGCGTTCACCCACGTCGGCCAGGCGCACATCCAGTCACTCAAGGACGCATTGGCCTGGTGGCTGGCCGATCATGGTGCGCCCCACATCAAAACCCAGCAACTCCCACTGATGCCCGAGGCTCCGGTGCATTGGACGCAGGTCGAGATTGATGCCTGGAAAGCCTACCTGCTCGCCAAGCCGCGCGCGCTGTGGCTGCCCGAGGACTGGTCAATGATGGTCGAGTGGCTGCTACAGGAATACTGGTCACCCAAGTGGGCCGCCAGCATGGCCGATTGGGTATCGGTCAAGTCCACGTTGTTGGGCCAGATCGAGGCTGGCCTTGCTGCCAACCCGCCCATCGCGGCAGTCGCGGCTGGCATTGCCGCCCTACTCCCCGCCAGCGTACCGGCGGCGATTGAAATGGGCCTGCCGGTTACCAAGCTCACTGAGGTCATGATCGGCTTCGCTCGCGTGCGCTGCGCCGAGGCGATTGTCGATATGGGCGACAAAATGAAATCCGGCATCCGGGACATTGTGCTGGAGCACCAGCAGGCGGTCATGCTGGGGGGAAAGATCGAGAACATTCAGACTAAGCTGTTCGACAAATACGCCACGGCTAACCGCGACTGGCGGCGAATCGCTATCACGGAGGTGTCCGAGAACGCGGCGCAGGGTGTTGTGGCGGCCAGCAAGCCGGGAGAAAAGATGAAGCGGCTTGAGCAGTACAAAGGTGTCTGCGACTGGTGCCACAAAATCAACGGGCGCATCATGACCGTGGTTGACCCGGCCAAACCAAAGAAGGACGGGGAAACCGAGATATGGCCAGGCAAGACCAACATCGGGCGGTCAAGCGCGCCAAAAAAACGCATTGACGGCAAGCTCTACGACCGCGATCCAGACGAAATGTGGTGGATTGCGGCGGGTGCCCAACACCCCCATTGTCGCGGACGCTGGCTTCCCTTCACCGGCATTGACCCGGCCAAGTACGACGCGTTTATGGCTATCGCCAAGGCCAGCATGGCGGCCAGCCGGGCTGCTGCCAAGTCGTGACACGACCATGCGGGAATGGCTACAACCCAACCAACCAGCCAGCGATACCTGCAAATATCGCTTGCCTTGATGAATGGCACCGACTTGATTGGCTACATGGTTTTGCCAATCAAGCCGGAGGAATTGACGCGGACTGAACCGTCCAGAATATCTGCGGTCAACACGCTGGATGGTGCCTGGGTTGATTCATTCGGTCGCGGCCTTACATCGCTCGTTATCTCCGGCAACACCGGCTGGGGGTCTGGCGGTCGCCCTGACGGCATCGAGAGGTTCACAACCCTGCGCGACAGCTTTGTCCACAAGTGGCACCAACTGCGCAGCGAGGCTATCGCAAACTCGACAGACCCTGGACTTGTCCGGCTGGTGGTCATTGACCCGCTGAACGGCGACTATGTGGCCGACGTTGTTCCGATGCAGTTTGTCCTCAAGCGCAGCAAGTCGAATCCCCTTTTGCTGCTCTACAACCTCTCCATGACGGTCACCAACGACAAGGCCACCAAGCCCATATTCTTTGATTCCGACATCGCAGACGACGGATCATTTGACCGGCTGGAAGCAAAGAGGCTTGCAAAACTGACCACTACATCGATTGCCTCGATGGATGTGTCCGTTGGATTCCTACAGGGGATTCAGGGCAAGCTTGGGAGCTTGACGCAAACTATCAGTGGATTCGGCAACGACTTACTGAAATTGACCAAGGAGACGTTTTTGCCTGCAATCACCATGGCGCAGGACATCATCAAAACGGCCAACGCGGCCAAAGCAACAATCACCGCAGCGCAGTATGCGGTCGTGAATGTCGCCAAAGAACTCAGTGCCACGGCGACCACCATGTGGACGGCTGCCGCTGCTGTAGCCACTATCCCGGCCTATGCCAAGTCTGAGTTAATGCAGATCAAAGGTGCATTCTCAAACCTGAGTTGCGTTCTTAGTAACGGGTTTGCCGATGCCATGCTGGCCGCCTCCCCTGGGGGTGGTGACCTGTATGGCGCATCCAACTGCTCCAGCACGGCGGGCGGCAGTCCAGCGTCCGTGACGACGGTGGCAGGAACTAATCCGTTTGCCGGGCTGGTTGACGCGGCACCGGCCATCACAAAAAGCCAGGATGCTGCTGTCGCCATTCTGGACGTGAAAAGGCTCGACATTACAGCGGACATCGACCCTGTCGCTCTGAGTGGCTATGCATATCGGCTTCAATCAGGGGTAACCATCCATGCTTGACTCAAAAACACAATGGCGTGTTGTCCGGGTTGAGTATGGCGACACTTTGCAGCGGTTGGCGTTTCGCGTGCTCCAGGATGCCTCGCGCTGGCCTGAAATCGTCTGGTTGAACGACCTTCATCCACCATACCTGACGGGCGACACCAACCACATCGGCCTGACTACAGGTCGAGTACTCCTGTACGGTTCGCCGATCAAAGTCCCGTCCAGCGCGGTATCCAGTCAGTCCGGTGTTTCCCCTGAAAAGGCATTCGGCATCGATGTTTTGCTGACCAACGGGCGAATGGTGGCGGACGAGTCGGGTGGCTTGTCGCTGGCATCAGGGATTCCGAATCTCGTCCAGTCGCTCAACCATCGGCTGACCAACGAACTCGGTAGCCTGTGGTTTCACCCACGGTACGGCAATATGGCGCACCGCCTCAAAGGGCGCAAGACCGACTTTAACATTGCGCTGCTGGCCCTTCGTTTCTGCGAAGAGACGGTTCTTCGTGACCCCCGCGTCAAGTCAGTAGAAGACGGGAAGGCCAGCATGAAGGGGGATGCCATTGTTGTTGCCTTGACGGCTGTCGTATCCGACGGTTCGGCACTCCCTCTCCAGGTAGAAATTCAAGGATAAAAATGTTCCAGATCAAAGACCATCGCAGTATTGTCGGTTCCATGATCAATCTGGCTCGGGCATCACAGAGCCAGATCACGGATTTTTCTGTTGGCTCGGTCGCCCGGACGCTGATGGAGTCTCCGGCCATCGAGATTGAAGAGCTTTACTTGCAGATGCTGTTGGGACTGCAAGATGCGATCCCGGTTTCCATCTATCAAGCCTTTGACTTCCCCGTCAACAGCGACGAGTCGGAGCTTGAAAGAAAAACCCGATTTATCCAGTTCGTGCAGTCGCTGGCAAGGGGCACGGTGCAGTCCATCAAATATGCGGCGGCGCTGGCTACAGTCAAGGATGCGGGCGGCGTGGTGCAGGAGTATGTCACCGGTGTTGGCGCTGTGGAATTTGTCGGAATGGTCAACCTGTACCTGCGTGGGTCGGCTGGCAATGCCTCTGCTGCGCTGGTGGCTGCTGCACAGAGCCGCGTTGAGAACTATCGCCCTGCCGGGGTCGAGGTGCGCGTCGTGGCGACCACCTCGCGGGCTGTCTCGTTCGGCGTGTCTTTGCTGTTTGATGCTGGCGTGGTGCCAGAGCCGTCCCATGCCACAAAAATCCATGCGGCGATTGCCTATTCCATTTCCCTGGTCAGTCCGGGGGGGACGTTGACAGCGGATGCGCTGGTGACCGGGATTATCAGCGTGGCTGGCGTGCTTGCTGCATCTCTGACGATTGACTCAAATATCGTGTGCGGACAGTCCGAGTACCTGATTCCTGGGACGATCACCCTAAGTGGGTTTTGAGAATGCGCTACAAGTTACTGAATCATCTTTACGGCGCATTTAACCGTGACCCGGACGCTGTCGCTGCATTCACCCTGGCCCATGCCGGTGGCATAACGTGGTCAATTTCATCTAGTCGCCTCACTGTCAAGGCGTTGTCTGGCGCTGCGCTTGCTGATGTTTCGCTGGCATCCGGGACGGTTGGGAGTGTTGCCGCTGCACTGAGTCTGGCTGGCGTGACGGTCGAGAGCATAAACCCGGATGTGCTCTCGCTGCACGCCTGTGTGCTGGTCGATGGCAGCGAAGCCAAAAGCAACGGCCAAACCAACACCGTGATGGCGCACCGGTCTGTTCTGTTGGCAATGGTGAGCGCCTATGCGGCAAGCGTGCAGGATGCGGCGGATGCAATACCGGCTGCCATTGACCAGGTGTACTTGCACAAGGCAGAGGCCGACTGGCTGGACTATTGGGGTATGTTTTTCGGCATCTATCGGATGGACGGGATGCAGGATGCCGACTACCTCGATCTGATCATCACTGAAACCATCCGGCCAAGGTCAAACGCTTTTGCTATTGAGCGAGCGATCCATGATGCGCTGCCCGTCCATGTGTTCATCGAAGAGCCGTGGAGGCTGATTTTCTCGCTGAGTGGCTCCAAGCTGTCCGGGCACCACAAAATCAAGGACGGGGTGACGATTGGTCGCAACCTGATTCAGCCCACGTCGGCCAGGCCGATCAGGTGGGCACCGATTACCCCCATGATCAACACCAACCGACCGGCTGGGGTTTCCGTGCTGGAGCCGAGGGTCAGGGCAAACGCCTATTTTGAGGCCACATTCATGTCTGCAAGCTGGTGGTCATTCGGCTGGAATACGACCAGCGACTGGAGTGGCTCGGGCAGCGGCGCTGGAATCTCGCATTCGAGCCTGGGTTGATTTGGTCGTGACGCTACTTTTGACCTTGTAGCACCGACCAATCAATTCATGTCCACCATCACAAATTCAGGCCGAATCGCACTCGCGGAGTTGGTCATGGCAAGCACGCTCCACGTCGCGTGGGGCACCGGCAATGGCTGGCCGTTGTTGACAACGCCAGAAATCGATCCCGCTGCTGTTGGCCTGACAAACGAAATCGGCAGGCGGCTGATTACCGACATTCACTTTGCCGACACAGCAGGATCACTCTACTTTGACCCTGGGAGTTTTTCTCCAACCGACGTTCCGAGTGGGGTGGTCTATCTCACGGCTGATTTTGATTTTTCCGACTCGCCGTCATCCATCATTCGTGAGATTGGCATTTTTGTTGGCACTCAAATAAATATCCCTAATGGCACCGGATACCTTACCCCAAGCCAAATAGCCAACCCAGGCCGGTTGCTGATGGTGCAAAACATCACGGCACTTTTCCGCGACATATCAAAGCGCGAGCACTTCGAGTTTGCAATCGCTTTTTAGGGACTTCAATGGCAACGATTTCACCAAATTACCACAACAGATTCGATCCTTCAAAGGAATATGAGGAGCACCTTTTTATCGCTGGGCGCGGGCTGCAATCTGCTGAACTCAATGAAATTCAGCAGAATGCATCCTGGCGGTTGCGTGGTGTCGCAGATGTGCTTTTCAAGAACGGCGCAGTCATCCGGGATGCCAGCATCAGTGTCAATCCATCAACTGGTGCTTTGCAGTGCCGCCAAGGGGCTGTTTACATCGCGGGTGCTGTGCGTGGTCTGGCTCCTGAAAACTTCACCATAGCGACAACCGGATCAGTTACCGTCGGCGTGCGAATGATCGAGTCGATCATCACCAGTGCTGAAGATATTGGTCTGCGCGATCCTGTTTCAAGCTTTGCAAATTACGACCAGGCCGGTGCCGACAGGCTAAAGCTGCACTGTCAGTGGGGGTGGGTCGGGGTCGGTGGAAACGATGGCGCTGGCGGCCAGTTTTACCCGGTCTATGAGGTGGTCGATGGTGTAGTGAGCAGCAAGGAGCCGCCTCCCAACATTGATGCGGTTGCGCAGTCGGTGGCCCTGTACGACCGGGATAACTCCGGCGGCAGCTACATCGTGACCGGCATGAAAGTCTCAAAGCTCGATGACCTAAACGGCAATCAGGTTTACAGCATTGCCGATGGCCGGGCGCGGGTGTTTGGCTTTGGTGTCGAATTTAAGACCTCTCGGCGCACGGCGTACACGGCAGTACCAGACCTGCGGCCAATCGTCGCCGAGCCGCACGACTCTTATACAAGCGGCAGTCAGGTGGTTGGTTTCAGCAATGGGCCTGGCGTTAATGTCACCAGCGTCATCATTGTTTCCGAGAAAACTGAAACCATGACCCGTGGTGTAGGTGCCAAGGATTACCCGCAAGAGACTGGGGTAGTTTCTCTTGTCAGTATCACCCAAGGCGGCACAACGTATCAGAACAGTGTTGACTACTACCTCAATAATGGCGACATTGACTGGTCGCTGGGGGGCAGTGAGCCAGCATCAGGCAGCAGCTACTCGGCGACCTACCGCTACACAAAGTCGATCACCCCCACAGGGGTCACCCCAACTGGTTTGACTGTGACTGGTGCCGTTGCTGGTACGTCAATACTCATCAGCTACAGCCAGATGCTTCCTCGAATTGACCGCTTGTGCCTTGATTTGGATGGCCATGTCGTTTGGGTCAAGGGCGTGGCATCGGCCACCAACCCACAGTCGCCGGTTGTTCCGGGTGATTTGCTGTCGCTTGCCCGTATACATCAAACCTGGTGGGCATCTGGGAGAGTTGTCGCCAGCGACGGTGTGCGTATGGTGTCAATGACGGCGCTTGCCAGCATTGATGCTCGCTTTGATTTTGTCATCGGCCTGCTGGCCCAGCAGCGCCTTGAGAACAATATCCACATCCGTGAAGGCGGCACAAAAAAAGGAATCTTTGTTGACCCGTTCATCGATGACAGCCACCGCGATGCAGGGGTAGCGCAGACTGCTGCAATTGTCGGCGGTCATCTTGTGCTTCCTATTTCTGCGACAGTCTATCGGATGGGGGCCGACATTAGTCAGCCGACATCGCTGAATTACAACCCGGTCGCCTGCCTTGAGCAGTTGATGCGCACATCGTCAATGTCGATCAACCCCTACATGGCGTTTACCGTTCCCCCTGCCGTGGTCACGCTTGATCCTGCGGTTGATCGATGGACGATTGTTGACCAGACCTGGGCCAGTCCGACCACCAGAAATGTCAGTGTTGGAAGTGGAAACGCATCCAGATTGGATGTGACTGTCGAGGATGTTCTAGTCAGCCGGACAGAGACCAGTCTATCCTTTCTTCGTCCGATTACTGTGTCTTACAGGGTTGAGGGGTTTGGCAGTGGAGAGAACCTTTCCTCGTTGACTTTTGATGGTGTTGCACTTGCTGTCTCTGGGGCGGCAAATTCATCTGGCGTACTTACCGGATCATTCACCATACCTGCAAACATCCCTGCTGGTGAAAAGCTGGTTTCATTTTCTGGGCAGAGTGGAACTGTAGGCTCTGCCGTTTTCTCAGGTCTTGGGTCGCTTGATCGTCAGACGTGGACAAACCAGACGACCTTCACCACAACATCATCGTGGGTTGGGAATTGGATTAATCTTGATCCACTCGCGCAAACATTCACCCTAGATTCCAGCGTCCAGGCTGGTGCAGTTGACGTGTGGTTCACCGCCAGGCCGACCTCGAACGTGCTGGTTCAAATCAGAGAAACAACCGCCGGGATGCCGAACCAGGATGTCGTCATGCAAGTCATGGCTTCGCCTGATGCAATCATGCTTGGTGGATCGCACACGCGCTTTCAATTCCCCTTTCCTGTGTTCCTTCAATCCGGGGTGGAGTATGCGATTGTGGTGCTGTGCAACGATGCCATTGGCGCGATCTCGGTCGCGGCACTCGGCGAGTTTGACGAGTCATTGCAACGCTGGGCTACGAGCCAGCCATATACCGTCGGCACCTTGCTGTCATCGTCAAACGCCAGCAGTTGGACAGTGCATCAAGACCGCGACATGACGTTCAGGCTGTTTGCTGCATCCTTCACTGAATCCGTCAGGACAGTCCAGTTGGGCAATGTTCCTGTCTCTGGGGCGACTGATCTGCTATTGCTGGCGAACTCAAACAATCCGACGAGTGCCACTTTTACCGAATACCAGCTCACGCTGCCAGACGCGACCGTGCTGACTGTCGATGCGGGCCAGCCAATATCCTTAACCAGCAGCATCACGGGGAATATCGCTATCTCGGCAAAACTCCACGGGACTTCGGCATCTTCACCGCTGCTGTTTCCAGGCACGCAGTTAGTGTCAGGTGCTATTGGCACCAGTGGAAGTTATGTATCTTTGGCAATAGATGGCGGGACAAACGTCACAGTGAAAGTTGTTTATGAGGCGGCACTGTCAAATGGTGCAACTGTCTCTGTCGGATACGCAAAAGACAGTGATTTATCTACATGGGTAAACATTATCAATCCTTCGAGTTTATCGATGGGCAACGGCTTCACTGAATATACGCATACCGTCACAGGAGTAAATTGCTCCCTGGTTCGTATAAAACTATTGTTGACGGGTTCGGCTGCATCAAGGCCGCGAGTCCGTGACTTACGAGTTATCGTTTTGTGAGGATAAGAAATGATAGATAACAGAACAATCAATTTCGATATACCTTTGCCACACATCAACAATCCACTGAATGTGGATGTTGGCCGGATTAGGGATGCACTTGGCAAAATTGATGCGGCGATTGCTGCCGTCGATGCAACATCAGGAGTACCCGGTGCTCCAGGCTCTCCAGGTGCAAGAGGTGAACCTGGATTCATTGGTGCTCCCGGAGTCTCAAAGGTTAAGGGGTTTTCATTCCTGCGGGCGATTATTCAACCAGCAACCCCTTCAGGTGGCAGCTTTGCCTCGCCAACGGCAACAAGCTGGAGCGATGGCATTCCGGCAGACAACAATCAGCCGCTTTGGATGACGAGTAATGTTTTTACTGACGGTGGTGGTGATACTGGTTGGACAGTGCCGTCGAGGATTGGCACGCCATCATCGTCTGTGCGGGTCGTTTTCAGTATCGATGGCGCAACAAGCTGGCATGCAACGCCCGCAGTAGCCGATGCTTATATGGCGACTCAGACCAGCACTGACAACGGCGCGACTTGGGGTTCGGTTACTGGTGTTGTCAAGATCAAGGGCGAGGCCGGATTGCCTGGGAGCAATGGTGCAAATGGCCTGAATGGCCAAGATGGTGTTCGAGGTACTGATGGAACCAATGGGACAAATGGTGCTGCTGGCTCTCCTGGCGTTCGTGGAACGATCACGGCAGCCAAACCGGTAGCGAGCGCAAGTTGGGACGATTCTCAGGCCGTTCTTGCAATTGCTGATGTAGGCGGTGGCACTCCGATCACAGGCGATGTGGTCACGCTTTACAACTCTGGGTTGGCCTTCTCTCAAACAAGAATCAGAAGTTCGGGTGCGACCTGGATGGTGCTCACGGCATTATTTGGCGGTGATGTTGTCGTTGACAACACGCTCAATGCATCAAAGATTGTTGCTGGGTCGATTACGGCTAACCACATCAACTCAAATGGGTTAAGCATAAGAGCACCAAATGGCGACCTGATACTGACTGCTGGGGCGACGGGTGTGTTTGCAGGGTCTTTAAACGCAGCGACCGGCACGTTCGCCGGGAATCTATCCGCTGCTGGAGGCACGTTCTCAGGTGCTTTGAGCGCAGCGACGGGTTCATTCGCCGG